ATGAAGCGCGAGCCACGCCGCCAATCCGAACCCGTCAAGATCGCCTTCGAGGAGGATTTCGTGGTGTTGCCCGTCGGCGCGATCCTGCCGGTGCATGCGCTACGCAAGACCGTGAGGGCGAGCCAGAAATACCGGCAGATCACGGCGTCCATTCGTGAAGTGGGCTTAGTCGAGCCGCCGGTGGTTGCCCGCGACAAGAGTCAACCCGGCACATATCTTCTGCTGGACGGCCCTGTCCGGATCGAAGTCTTGAAAGATCTCGGAATTGGCGAGGTCGAATGCATCGTTTCAACCGACGACGAGGCCTTTACCTACAACAAGCGGATCAGCCAGTTGGCCGCCGTCCAGGAACACAAAATGATCCGCCGTGCCATCGAGCGCGGCGTGTCCGAGGAGAAAATTGCGAAGTCCCTCGACATCAAAGTCCATAGTGTTCAGCGGAAGGTGAGGCTGCTGGATGGGATCTGCGAAGAGGACGTAGCGCTGCTCAGAGATAAGCCGTGCCCGATCGCTCTCTTTGAGACATTGCGAAAAATGAAAACGCTCCGACAGATTGAAGCCGCGGAGCTCCTGGTCAACGCTAACAATTATTCGGTCGCCTACGTGTCAGTGATCCTGGCGGGCACTCCGCAGTCCCAGCTCGTCGACGCTGCCAAGTCAAAACGCGTCAAGGGTCTCACACCGGAAGCGATGGCCCGCATGGAAAACGAACTCAGTCGGCTGCAAGAGGCGATCACGTCGATCCAGGAGTCCTATGGGAAGGATCACCTGCATCTCACTGTGGTCAAGGGATATCTGGCGAAGTTGCTCGGGAATGGTCGCATCGTCCGATATCTGAGGATGCATCGACCCGAATTTATCGGCAAGTTTCAGACCATTGCAGAGATGACGTCGACCTTGCCGGTCGAAGTTGCCTGACGGCCGTGCCTTGCGGTGATGATGGGGACCCGGACCCGACAAGCGCGGGGACCACGGGAGACGCCGCACGGTGGGGCGGATCGATCGCGGTGGTGGGGATGGCGGCGAACCCGTTCGGAGCCCACAAGGCCGGCTGAGCTTTCGCCGGTCACGTGCCGATGAGAGTCGGCATCAGAACGCAAAAAATCGGGGGTGCGCCGACGATGGTCGGCGCACCCCCGCTGAGATACTTCTCCATATGCTGGTTCTTCAATCGTCGCCGGCGGCCTTTCCTTTCACCTCCCGCTCGACAAAATCATCCGCCCGATCGCGGACGGCCGTGACGGTGTTGATGGCGGCCTGACAGGCGATCATGCCGACGACGCCGAACAGGAAGGCGGCGACGGGCTCCATCTCGGCCGGAGACGGCAGGTGCTTGTCTTCGAGCAGGAGCGCGGCGGTCCCGATCAGGATCTTGGCCGCGACGGGATGCCAGACATAGGCGCTGGCGGCGCCGACGAGGCCGCGGGTGATGCGCTCCCACCAGCGTCCGGTGCCGAGCACCATGCCGACGGCGCTCCCAACGGCACCGGCGACGATGACTTTGACGGAGAGCCCAAGAAACACCGGCTCGCTCATGGGCGTCCTCCTGTGGGGGTGAGGTTGGGACTGCGCCCGGCGATCAGGTCGTCACGGATCCTGATCGCCCCGACATGGGCCTGGTGCCGGTTCGCACAGTCGACGAGATGCTTGCGATCGGAGCCCCAGAACCGGACGACTTCGTCCTCGGAGAGGTCGCGGTTCGGGAGCGTTGCTGGCCGTTCGCAGGCGCGCGTCAGGGTGAGGTCGACGGGGTCGATCCGCGGCGGGTTACCGGAGCCGGTCGAGGGCGCGCACGCGGTCAGCGCCGAGACCGCAGCGAGGAGAGGCAGGGACCGGAGCATGAAGCACCTCGTCGAGGATGGCGGCGGTCTGGCGCTCGGCCTCGAGCGAGCCGAGCGCAATGGCACGGGTGGCTTCGCGAGCGGTCTCGTTGGCGAGGGCCTGGCGGTTCTGCTCGGCGATGGCGCGCGCCAGGCAGGCGGCGCGTTCCCGGGTGGCGCCGCGTTCCTCGGCAACGAGCGCTACGATCCCGAGCGCGATGAGGCCTCCGAGCAGCGCGGCGAGAGCCCCACGGCTGGGGAGGAGAAGTCCGAGACCCAGCATGGTCAGGCCTCGCTCCGGGAGAGCTGTCCGTCGCTGGTCATGAGCGGCAGGGCAAAATTGTCCGGCTCCGACCCGGCCGGCCAGCGATAGCCGAGTGCACGTTTGCGATCGAACGGTTTGATCGAGACGGCATTGCCCTGGTTGCCGCCCAGCACCATCAGATGGTCGGCCTTGTCCTTGCCGACCACAAAGCCGACATGGCCGGCATGGGGTCCGCGCTCGAACACCACGATGGCGCCGACGGCCGGTGCGCCGAGCTTGATGCCCCAGGTCAGGTAGGACCGCGCCCAGCCGGTGCGGGCGGAGACGATGCCGGCCTCTTCGAGCACGGCGGAGACGAAGGCGGCGCACCAGGGCGTCTCGTCGTCGGAGACGCCCGGAACCCTGGCGGTCTTCCAGAGCCCGACGACCTTGGGATTATGATGGGGGCCGACGATCTCGGCGAGACCGAGATAGGCGCGGGCACGATCAAGCCAATGCATGGATGTCCTTGTGCGGTCAGGGGTGAGGGGCGAGCGCGGAGAGGCGAGCCATTCGGCGCGCAGGGGAAAGCGCATCTGGGAAGCCTCCGGGGATGGGCCGGCAGTCCCGGTCTCGACCGTCAGCCCTGCGGGCGGGCGAGTTCGATCCGCGTGACGAAGCCGCGGGCGCGGTCGAGGGCGTGGGTGACGGACTTGGCGGTGTAGGTGCGGTCGATATCGGGATGCAGGCCGCTGACGACTACGGGAGCCCCGGCCTGCGCACTGGCCAAGCCGTCGATCTCGACCGTTCCGCCGCCCTTCTCGTGTTCCTGGTCCTTGCCCTCGGCCATGGCCGCGTCACCGGCCTCGCCCTCGTCGGCGCGAGAATGACGAATGCTCTGCCGGGTCGAGCCCGTCCCGCCGGTGACCGTGATGGTCTTTTCCAGCCACTTGGCCTGAGCCGGGTCGTACCAGCGGCCATTGACCTCGGCGAAGGGCGGGCGGCCGGCATCGGGGGCGAGGTCCCAGGAGATGACGTTGACGCCGTAGGTGACGGAGAACGGCGACAGGGCCTGGCCGCTGGCGGAAAGACCGGCGCCTTTGGGAACGATGACGCCCTGGGTGCCGACCACCTTGAAGAGGCCGCCGACCTCGCGCGCAACGCGTCGGCCCCAGCCGATGGCGCTCTCGCCATCCATGGCCCAATAGGGCCGCGTGATCGAACCGAGGCTCGCGTGAACCTCGATTGTCAGGCCGCCGGCCGTGCCGAAGTCTGCGGCCGCGTCCTTCAGGCTGGCCCCGTCCTTGTGACGGGTCTTCGGGCTCTTGGCGTCGGAGGTCGTGTCGAGAGACGTGCAGCGGATCTCGATCGACCGGCCGCCGCCGCGGTCGCCCCGCGAACGGGCGGTCTCGACGAAGCCGGTGAAGACCAGGGTCACACCGCGAGGCTCGGCGCCGAGCGCGATGGTGACGGGCGTGCCCTTCGGAGGCAGTGCGAAGGCCGGCATGGGCGGCACGGTGCCGGGGATTGTGTCGGAGAGCAGGATCGTGGCCGTGTCGGCATCGGCCTCCTCGTTGAGGACGACCTCGACCCGCATCAGATAGGGGGCGATCCGGTCGTCGACCGAGACGCCACCGAGCGTGATTGCGTAGCGGGCGCGCGACCAGGCGAGGTTTGCCATTGAGGCCTCCGTCAGTCGACCAGCCGCAGGGGTGGAATCGTGCGCGCCCGCTCGAGCTCGCCGACCTCAGGGATGACGATGCGGGTACCGACGACGAGTTCGTCGCTCGCCTGCGCCAGATCGGGATTGGCCTCCAGGGTTCGCTCCACCAGACCCGGCACCAAGCCGCCTGCGACCTTGAACACCAGCCGCTCGAGCGTGATCCCGCGGGCGCGGACCGTGACGACCGGCATGGTGCTGCCTCCGGCGGGTCTTGCTTCAGAGAGCTGGCCCGTCTTGGCGAGACAGACCTCAGAGCGACAGCAGCGCCGCTAGGTGCCCGGCCGCACTCGGCTGGTCGCAGGCCATGCATTCGATCTCGAAGGTGACCTGTCCGGGCCGGCCCCGGCCGTCGAGATGGGTGGCCTCGGCGCGGATATTGGTCATGACGACCCAACCGAGAAGCCGGCCGTCGCCGCGCAGCAGGAGCTGGGGCATGCCGGTGCGCATCAGGGCAACGAGACTGCGCACCGCCTCGCCGCCGCCGAGATGATCGGGGAACAGCGCCCCGCGGATCGTGAAGCGGTCGTCGCCGGCGCCGACATGCTCGAACGGCTTGCGGCTGCCGATGATGTCCTTGCGGGCAAAATCCTCGGTCGCCTCCTCACCGAGGGTGTCGGCATTGACGACAAGGTCGAACGCGAAGGGGCCGATCGACATCAGCATCAGCGCCGCCCGCCATCGTCACCATAGTTGCCAGGCGGCGCGAAGCCGCCATTGAAGCCCGAGGGTGCCTCCACGCGCGGACGGATCACCGGATGGACGGCATCGAAGGCGGCCTGGATGCGAGCCGCGATGGCCTTGGCTTCGGCGACCGCCGCCTCGCCATTCTGCCGGATCGTCTCCGGCAGACCCCGCGTCGGATCGTCGAGCGGCGCGACGGGCATCGTCGGCAAGACGGTACCCGACCAAGGAGCTCGACGCTGCTCAGGCGTCGGCTTGCGGATCGGCAGCCGGTCGGTCGGCGGGGCCGGCGGCTTCGGGATGTCGAGCGGACCAGCATCGTCGAGCGAACCATAAGGCTGGAGACCGGGGAGACGGCCGCCGATCTCGGTGGACTGCCGCATCGACTTCAGTCGGGCGATCTCGGCCTGGAGCGCCATCATGTCGGCGACCGCCTGCTCCCGCATGCGGGCGATCTCGGCCGGTATCGTCCGGCCACGGTACTTCTCGTCGATCCGCTTGGCCGTCGTCTCGAAGACGCCGATCATCTGCTTCAGCCGCGCCTCTTTGGTGGCGACCTCGTTGTCCATTCGAGCGTCGATCCGGTCCTGGACGGCGCCGAGCACACCGCCACGCTCGCCGCCGAGAAAGCGCAGTGGATCTTCGACCGCCTTGGCGAGGTCCCGCACGCCGTCGCGGATGCGGCCCTCGCCCAGCGCGCCGATCGAGCGGCCGAGATGGTCGAAGCTCGTCGCCGCGCTCTCGGCCGCGCTGCCGAGGCCGGAGAGCAGGCTTGAGACGCCGGCGCTGTCGGCGAGCCGGCCGAGCGAGCGCAGCGCCGTGTCCCAGGCATCCGTCAGCCGCTTCAGCCCGGCGGCCGCATCGCCGGAGACCTGGCCGAGATCCTTCAGCGTCGTGCCGTCCACGGAGCGCAGCGCATGCCCGAGCCGCTGGAGTTCGCCGCGCTGCGCCAGGAGGGCCCGCATGCCACGGGCGAACTCCATATCCTGGAAGAGCTGCGGCAGCTTCGAGAGGTCACCCTTCAAGGCGCGGGTCGAGAGATCCAGGAACACCTCCAGGAGGTCGCGGCCCTCCTGGCGAGCCTTGGTCATCTCCTTGCGCAGATCGACACCCATCTTGGAGAACTTCTTCGCGGTCTCCTCCGATTCCATCTTGGCGAAGATGTTGTTGGCCGACGCCGCGGCCTCCTCGGCCGAGCCGGTCTGCGCGCGGATCACCTGCAGCATGGCAACCATCTTGCGCAGGCCCTCGGTGCCCGACATTCCGATGGCGGCGGCGGCCGGGGCGAGGCTCGGCAGATAGCGGGCCATGTCCTTCAGCTCGAACTTGCCGGCCTTGCCGCCGGCCACAAGAATGTCGAAGGCCTGCTGCATCGACTTGGCGGGGATCTTCAGCGAGGTCCCAAGCGCATCGGCCGAGTTGGCGATATCGACGATCTCGGCCCCGGCGGCCTGGGCGGTGCGAGCGACGGACGGCAGGAACGCCATGGCGTCGGGCAGCGAGCGGCCGGCGGCGACCAGCGCCTCAACGCCGCCCAGGACCTCGGACTGGGTCAGACCGACCTCGCGTGCTGTCGCCTTCAGCTGCGGTCGTGCCCGCGCGATCATGCCGGCGGTTGCGTCTGCGGTGAGGCCGACGCGGGTCAGGCGACGCTCGAAGTCGGCAAAGCGGCGATAGCCGTCAAAAGCGGTAGAGCCGGCCGCATAGCCCCCAATGGCGCCGGCCAGCATCCGGCTGCTCCCAGCCAGGACGGTGCCGGCAGCGCCGACACCGGCGACGAGGCCTGCGCCAGACCCGCTTCCAATCCCACTCCCAGGTCCACCACCGAGCGTTCGGCGGCCCTGGGCCTTGCGGGCCGTCGCGTCGAGCTCATGCAAGTCCCGTCGCATGCGGGCGGCCGGGCCGCTGACCTGGTTCAGGAGCTGCATGGTCAGGGTGGAGCGGATGTCACCCATGCCGGTCATCCATGCTCGATGCCCTCCATGGAGACGCCGACGAGGTCGACGAGGCGGTCGGCGCGGGCCGTGGGCAGAACGGTCTCGTCGTCGTCGAGATCGGTCGGGCTGGCGGGAATGCGCGGAGCTGCTTCCGACGCCACGGAGGCCACACTAGCTTCCGGGTCGGTTGCGATCAGCGGAGCACTGTTGGGGACCGGCAGGAAATCGGGCGGCAGGAGGGCCCTGGCGGCTTCCAACGCTGCCTCCACATCGGGCCAGCGGAGGAGGCCGACTTGGTCTTGGTCGAGGTCCGACATCGCCGCCAGGATCTCGCGCGGGCCGACGCCGTCGAGACCGCGCAAGGCCTCCAGATCGTCGAGTGTCGGCGGTACCAGGTCAATGTGCGCAATGCGGCGACGGCCGAGCCGGAGTGGGTAGGCGAGAGCCACGCTGATACGCGGCGCTGTCGTGTCGTAGGTCGGCTCATGCCGCGGGGCGGGATGGAGCACCATCACGCCAGCCCCAGATACTGTCGGCGCGTCGCCCACTCGTCGATACCGAAGCGGCGGACGACGGCGCGGAAGAAGTCGACCAGGAACCATTCCTCGCCGCCGATCACGAGCCGGTAGTAGGTCACGTCGGCGAGCATGTGGTCGTGACCCATCTCCTTCGACGGCCCGAACTCGTCCGGCGTCATGGTGCCGAGCGAGCCGCGGAACTTGGCGACGCATTCCAGTTCGGCGCCGTCGGACTTCCGCCGGATCGAGCCGCGCATGGTGATGGTCTCGACGCGGCCGGAGCCGATGGCCGCGGCGCGATAGGCCTCGCGGTCGAAGCCGGCGAGCTTGAACTTCGGCTCGAGCGGCTTGATCGAGCCCATGTTCCACTTGACGCCCATCGGCGCGCCACCGGCCTGATGCTCGACGGTGACGAAGTCGACGCCCGGAAGGGTCGCGTTCTGGACGACCAGATGCTTGGACTTCGATGGGTCGTGCTTGCCGATGAAGACATTGGCGGTCTCCAGAAGAAGGACATCAGACATTTGGGATATCTCCAAACAATCCCAATTCTGAACGAATCGTGATTGAAATAAATTCAAGGTTGCGAATTTTTGGAACAAATATAATACGAATCATGATCACCCCTCGACCAGGACGCCGGCCTGCCCGGAGAGGGCCGCGATGAGGTCGTCGATGGCCTGGACGTAGGGCCGCGACAGCAGGGTGGCCTTCCGGAACACGGGCGCCTCCTCGAACTTGGCCTCGATGAAGATGTGACCGGTCCTGAGGTCCGAGGGGTTGTTGAGGTTCGGATCGAAGCGGCAGGCATAGCCGAGGATCTCACCGCGGGCTTCCGCGATGCGGAGCACGTCCTCGACCGTGTCGACGATGGTCTCGATCGTCTGGCGGGTCAGCCGGAAGCGGCCAAAATAGCTGCGGAAGGTGCGGATCACGGTGAGCTCGATGAAGTCGCGCCCGCGCACCTTATGCATCTGGCTCCAGATCGGCTCGGAGCCGATGGTCTCGAACGCGAAGGAGACGAAGCCCCCCTCGGCGGCGGCGAAGTCGTCGCCGGCTTCACCGCGCACGAGCGGGCCGATCTGGCGGGCGAGAAGCTGTTGGGCCTCGACGCTGTCGTCGAGCCAGGAGAACTCGATGGCGCGAGTCGGCGCGACGATGCCGGTGACGGGCTGGTTCAGGATCGGGTTGAACGGCCGGCCGTCGGCCTGGAAGTCGCGGCGAATGTGCAGGCCGATCTGGATTGCGGCCTGATCGGTCGCGACCACGTCGCCCGCCGTGTTCGTGACCAGAACGCCGGGCGTGACGATGCCGATGCGCTCGGAGGCATGGAGTTCGCGGAAGTCGAGGTCACCCTGCTCGGAGATGCCGGGCGCCTGGATGTAGGCGATGCCAAGGAATGCGTTGAGCACGGCCGGCAGGGCGGCGACGATCGGGTTGGCCATGCGCGCAACAGTGACGGTGACGACAGCCGGGGTCTCGGGCGTGCCGCCGGTCAGCGTGAGCGGATAGGTGCCGGGCATGAAGCCCTCACCAGGATCCGTGATGGTAAGACCGGTGACGGCGCCAGCGGTCAGCGTGACAGTTGCGGCAAAGCCTGTACCGGCTCCGGCCCCAACGGGCAGCGATGCCGTCGGCACCGTATCATAGCCGGCACCCGCCGCAGTCACGACATAGCCGGTGACGCCGACTTGAGTCCGGCTGGCCCAGCCGCCCGGAATGTGGATCAGGCGCGGGTAGGCGCCGACATCCGGTCCGCCGCGCTTGAAGGCATGGATCCCGGACCGGGCGGCGGCATTGCCGACGATGCCGGCGATGGTTGCATCGTCATCGTCCCCCTCGGCCGTGCGCACGACGATGATCTGGGCCCCGGTCTGGGTGCGGCCGAGTTGAGCATTGATCAGGCCGATGGCCCGGCCCATGTCGCCGTCGGGATCGATCATGCGTGCGGTGGCATCGGTCGATTGGAAGCGGACGCAGGTGTCGAGCGGAAAGCGAGCTGCGAAGGCCTCGGTCGACGTGGCTGCTGCTTTCTCGAACGGACCGATCAGGCCTGCGACCGACATAACGGCATAGGATGGCGGCGCCGGCTCGTTGGCCTCGCGTTGGATGGACAGGCCGACGGTCACGGACATGGGGGTATCTCTCCGAAACAAGCAGCCCGCCGCGGCTAAACCGGGCGGGCGAGGAAGGCTGGGATTCGGACACGGTGCCGCGCTACAGGCCGCCGGCGAGACGAAACAGGTCGTCGACCTCGGACACCGTCATGCCGCGGGCAAGCCGGACGGCCTCGACCAGCAGGTGATCGCGGCGGAACTCAACGGCACCGCTGACCAGCATGGTGGCCGGAAAGCGCTCGGGCTCTGGAAGCGCGTCGATGACGACCTGCAGGGCGGTAGGAATGTCGCCGGTGCGCACCGCCGCGAGAGCCTCGGCCTCAGTGATGAGGCTGGAGATCGCGAGAGCGTGGAAAAACTGCCGATCTGAGACGACCGCAGGGACGGGACCGGGCGTTGGAGACGGTGGCGAAAACACCCCATCGTCATAGACCCAGCCGATCTCGGCCGTGCCGTTGTCCAGCACGAGCAAGGCGCCCGGCAGGCTGTTCGGGCCGTCGGCCAGGATCGTGTTCACGACCCGGCCGGCTTCGACGACGTGGTAGCGTGGCATGGGCCGGCCTCCTCGCAACAGGCTTCAGAACACGATGACGTGGATCTCGCCCCGGGCACCGGCTCCGGAGGTCGTGCTGTCGCCGGCGCCACCGCCGCCCGGGGCGATACCGTCCTTCGCGGTGGACGAGCCGCCATTGCCGCCGAACTTCGAGACCCCACCGAGGCCGGAGCGGGCGGAGCCGCCGGCGCCGCCCCATTCGCTGTTGCCGCCATTGCGGTCGTTCTCGGCGCCGGCCCCGGCGCCGCCGCCGAAGTGCGAGGCGGCGCCATGGCCGGAGGCGCCGGTGGCACCACCGAACAGGGTATCGCCGGAAGCCCCAGTGCCGAGGCCGCCCGTGGCACCGGACGCAGCCCCGCGGACGCCACCACCGCCGCCCCCGGGAGAGTTCGAGCCGGTCTGCGTGCCGCCGGCGCCGCCGTGGCAGGTGAGGAAGGTCCCGAAGGTGCTGTCGCCGCCGGCCTGGCCGGCCTGGTTGCTGGTTCTCGGGCCTCCGCCGGCCGCGATCGTGACCGGCACGGTAGCGGGGAGATCGCCGAGGCGAAGCCAGACCCAGTTGAAGGCGCCGCCACCCCCGCCGCTGCGATCCTGGGCGGTGCCGCTCGAGCGCGCGCCGGACCCGCCACCACCCCAGCCACGCGCAAGGACGGGCGTATCGTCGGACTTGCCTGACGGCTTGGTCCAGGTGCCGCTCGTGGTGAAAAGCTGGACGTCGAGGGCTGAACTGATGCCGAGGGTGGTGCGTGCTGTGGCGGCGTCGCCGTCATCAAGGAGGCTGCGCGCGAAAGCCGTGAACGGCGTCAGCGCGGCCGAACCGGCTCCGATCCCGGTCAGATAGGCCAGGCGGTCGGCCGCCGGGGTCAGGCCAGCGATCGCCTGGATGATGGTGGGCTTCGACGTGACCTCGGTCCAGGCGACATCGCCCCAGGCCTCGGATGCGGCGGTGGCGCCGGCCTTCAGGACCTTGCCGCTGTTGGTCGTGCCAGTCGCCGGGACGTGGCGATTGCCATCGCCGCTCGGATGCAAATAGGCGTTCGCGTTGGCGGCAATGCCGTCGAGCTTGGTCTTGTCGGCCGTGGAAAGGAAACCGGCGGTGGCGGCCGTGGCGTCGGCATGGGCATGGGAGGACGCGGCCGCCCCGAGCGTCGTGCGGGCCGTGGCCGCGTCCACGTCGTCGATTAGACTGCGGCCGAAAGCGGTCAGCGGCGTCAAGGCCGCTGTGCTCGCGCCATCGTAATAGGCCAGACGATCGGCCGCTGCGGTCAGAGTTCCGATGGCGGACAGGGCGGCCGGGACACCGGTCAACTCCGACCAGATGACCCAGTCCCAGCTGTAGGCCCCGGCGGTACCGGACGCCTTCAGAACCTTGCCGGCATTCGTCGTCCCATTGGCGGGTACATGCCGCGCGCCGTCGCCGGTCGGATGCGTGTAGGCGTTGGCGCCGACCTCGATGCCGTCGAGCTTGGTCTTGTCGGTCCCCGACAGGAAGCCCGAGGCGCCGCCGGGGACCGCATGGGCATGGCCGTGGCCGGCAGCGGCGGCGCCGATGGTGGTGAGAATCGCTGCTCCATCGGCATCGTCGAGGATCGTGCGCGCGAAGGCCGAGACGGTCATGAAGGCGCCGGAGGCCGGCCCGGTGTAGTACCAGACCCTGTCGGCTGCGGCCGTGCCGCCAGCCAGCGCCGCGATCGTGCCCGGCACGCCCGAGGTCAGCGTCGTCCAGGCGTGCTCGTGGCTCGTCGCCGCAGCCCCGAGCGTCGTGCGCGCTGCGGCTGCGTCCGCATCGTCGAGAAGGCCGAGCATGAAGCCCGACAGGACAGCGGTGTCGAGCTTGGCGGCCACCGCTGCGGCCATGGCCGCCAGGACAGCCTGAACGCGGGTCTGACCGAGAATGCTCGGACTGACGACGACCTGGGATCCGGCATAGTCGCCGTCGGCGGGCGCCACGCCACCGGTGCGGCCGTTGAAGGATGAGACCGCCGAGGTCGCGGGCACATAGGCGACGCCCCAGGCCAATCCGTCGAACCGGCGCAGCTCCTTGGCGGATGTGTTCCAGTAGAAGTCGCCTTCCTCGACCGGAGCGCCATTCGGCTTCGTCGTGGGGTTTGCCGACCCCGGTGGCAGGACATGCTGGGCGAGGTCGAGCAGGGCCGCCAGATGCGCGTCGGCAATCGCTTCGGATGACGCGGCACCTGTCGCCGCAGCCTCAGCATCCGATCGAGCGGCTTCCGCACCTGCGCGCGCGATCGAGGCATTGTCGGCATGGCCCTGCGCCTCGTCGCGGGCCGCCTCCGCCTCGGCTCGCGTGACCTCCGCGGCTGCCGCCGATCCGGCCGCCTCCTGGGCCGCCGCCGCATAGTCGGTGCCCGAGACGGCGATGATGGTCCAGTCGGCATGGGTGCCGGAGCCGGTCAGGCGATCGACCTCAATCGTCATGAGGCCCGCGGCGCGATCGTAGGCGACCCGCTGGCCGGCCATGAAGATCGAGGGGTCACCGGTCTTCATCACGCCGACGAAGCCTGCGGGCGTAAAGCGAGCACGGTCGGCCTCGGCGACGACCAGGGTCAGGGTTCCGATTGCCACCTCGGCAACCGTGGTCGACGTGGCCTCGAACAGAAGGCCGACATCGGTCAGGACGCGCAGACGATCGAAGGCATCGGTGAGCTTCACCTGATTGTAGGCAAGCACCGTCTCCAGGATGGTCGCCTTGATCGCCTCCAGGCTGAGAACCCGGCCTTCCTGGTCGGTCAGGCGATCGTTCAGGTCGCGGGCCAGGAAGGTGAGCAGGTCCTCCGGCGACAGCCCGTCGCCGCGCGCCGCCCCGTCGATCGCGGCACGATACTGAGACCAGCGATCGGCCATGTCAGAGCCGCTCCGCCGCCAGGATGGCGTCGTCCGGATGGCGCTCGAGAGCGGAGCCCAGCACGATGGCCGGCGCGCCGGCGCGGATCGTCAGAGCGCCGACCCGGACCGGCTCGGCAAAGCGGACGCGATAGTGCGCTTGCGGATCGAAGCGCGGGGACGCTGCCGCCGGCGCCGCAGCCGGCGCCGTCGTAGTGGACCTGCGGGCCATGAGGATATCTCCAGTACCGCGATATGGTGACGGTCGGGCTTCTCCTAACCGGAGACCCGCTTGGCTGAAGCGCCGCCATCAGCACCTTGTGTGAAAACGATCAGCGGGGATCAGGCCGCGGCGTGATCCCACCGCTCAGCGACGCGGTACTCGACCGCCGGATCGCTGATCGTCATCTCGGTGCGGATCTTGTAGCTGGCGATCTCGCCCGCGGAAAAATCGAAGCTCGCGACATAGTCGATGCGGCCGTCCGAGCGTGTCGTGAAGCTCTGCGCCGCGGCGGTCTTGGTCGTGCCATAGCCGGCCCCGTGCAGGAGCTTGACGGCGTGACCGTGCTGGGCATCGTCGTAGCCGTCGAGGACCTGGCGGACCGTCACGGCCGGCGTGGTGCCGGCGGCAAGGGTTCTGGCGGTCGAGATGTGGACGCCGAACAGCGCGGCCTTGGTGGCCGTGACCCTGCTCTTGGCGAGCACGATGCCGACCGCATCGTCCTTGGTGGCGTTCCAAAGCATGCGCAGGGGCACGAGGTTCGGACTGCCGGCGAAGAGGGCAGCATCCTCGGCTCCGATGGAGCGCCAGACGCCGGCGATCTGCGCCTGCACGTCGAAGTCGACCGCGTCGGGCCAGATGGCGGTGGCGGTGAAGTCCATCGCGTCGATGCCGCCCGCCCGGGCGATCGAGGTCAGTTCCACGATGGTCAACTGCTGGGGGAAGGTCGCGAAGACGAGGCGCAGATTGAGGTCGGCGGCCAGAATGCCCGACCAGTAGACATCGTCGGTCGCCGTGAAGGCCGTGCCGTTGGTGAGTTCGTTCACGTCCGACGCCCAGACCTTGTGGGCCCCCGCCGATTGCAGCACGACGGCATAGCGGACACCTCGGGCCAGATGGGCCGGCGGCAGCACGATCCGGTTCCAGCCGAGCGTCAGAGCCGCATAGGCGACCGTCACGGTCTCCAGCGTCCGGGTGAGGTCCGGTGTGCCGTCCTCGCGACAGCCGCTTAAGCTCACACGCAGGTCGCCGCTGGTGGCGAGTTCGGCGATGTTGATGCCGACCGCGGTCAGCCAGCCGGCCTGGGCGTTGAGGACGGTTTGGGCGATGGTGGCGCCGGAGACGGAGGTGGTCGTCTCGCCATGGTCCCAATAGCCGTCAAAATCCTCGATCGTGATCCAGAGACCCCACTGGGTGTTCTTGAGCTTGCGCCAGCGGTAGCGGCGGATGTCGATCTCGAACCAGGTATCGGTCGCCGGGTCGAGCAGGCGGACCATACCTTGGGTCTTGGCGATGGTGTCGGCGAGGCCGCCGTGGCGGGTCTTCCACCACTTGAACGCGATCGACTGGGTCTGCTTCGTCTGGGTCCGGGTCACCACCGGATAGGTGGCGAGCGCGAGCTTCTGCTTCTCGCTGGCGACCTCCAGCCGCGTCATCTCGGTCCAGGCCGGCAGCATGACGCCGTTGGCGCCGACCTTGACGCGGCTGTCGACCGGATTGAGCAGGGTCATGATCTGGGACGTTGGAGCGGGCGCGGGCAGGTGCAGGCCGGCCGCGACCCGCGCATTGTAGGCGCCGTGGGTGGTGTCGCTTTCGTCCTCGGTGGCAAAACTGTCATAGCCCCAGGCCGAGGCGTCGTCGGGGATCTCCAACTTCTCGCGGATGATGAGCAGGGCCTGCTCGATCCGGTCGACATCGCTCTGACCGGCAAGGCCCGAGACGGTGCGGGCGAGACCGGCGAGATCGGTGCGCAGCGTCGCGATGAGGCCGGCCTGCAGAGCCTGCTGCGCCTGCAGCACCGTGATGGCCGCGACCGCATCCTGCAGGTTCGGGGCAATCTGGGAGGTTTGCTGGACGGGGGCGTCGACGATACCGGTCGACGACAGGGTGATGAGCGCCAAGAGGGCATAGTCGACTGCGACCGTCGGGGGCAGCGGTGCGAGGCTCTCGGCGCCCTCGACGATGCCGATCTGCACTTTGCGGGTGACGCGGGTCGCGACCGTGTTGGCGACCGAGGCACGGGTGGTGGCGTCGGTCAGGAAGCGGCGCGGGTCGCTCTCGGTCGTCACCTCCGCACCGCTCGCCACGATGGCGATGATCTTGCGGTTGGCACCGGCCGGCAGGTGCGGGGCAAGGTTCAAAGACAGGGCCGTATCGAGCCGGTAGGCTTGGCCGGCCGTGAAGAAGCGGCCTGTGCCGACCTGCGCCTCGTTGGCCGAGACCTTCGTGACCGCGAGGCCCTTGTAGTAGACCGCGCGGACCAGCAGGTTGGCGACGACGGCATCGACGGAGACACGCACGGCCTCCTGCAGGGCGTTCAGATCGACCGGCGGCACGCCCTGCCGCTGCTGGAAGGGGATGCGCTGTTCCATCGGGATCAAGTCCTTGCGGTCAGGCGAAGAGCTCGCGCAGCGCGGTCATCTCGCGCAGGCTTTTGCGGCTGCGATGGTTGCCGTCGATCAGGATACGGTCGCGTCGGCTCTTTGCGGTGTCGATGGCGGCGCAGATCTCGGCGAGTGCTGCGAACTCGTCCTCGATCAGGTAGCCCAGCGCATCGTCGTCGCCCGGCACGTCGCCGAGGAAAAGCCCGAGCGGATGCGACGGCTCCAAGCGGTCGACGGTGAGCTCAGCCTCAAACGGCGGCATGCCGAGACGGTCGACACCGAGGAACGAGAAGGCCGGTCCGTGGGTCTCCGGGACATCCGGATCGACGAGGCGCCAGCTGTCGACGTATGCGGTTAGGACTTCAGCCTCGTCGGCGAGATAGCCGAGCGGTTCGGCCGACCCGAGGCCGTCGATCACATCACCGGCGCATTCGTCCAGGAACCAAGTCGCCGGGGCGGGGCTCTCGGGATAGAGCCGAACCGGATCGACATCGACGACATCGCGGCCGATCACGGTCGGGCCGGCGAAGTCGGCGAACGTCTGCCGGCCGCGGCGGATCAGGACGGCGTAGGCCCGATCCGTGGTGAGCACAAAGGCGCAACCGTCCTCGTCGCCGATGAAGCCGGGATCGGGATCGCCAACGGCATCGTCGAGCGCCAGGAACCAGTACGGGTCGGACGGCTGCGGGACATGCAGCCGCTCGACATCGGCGATGATGCCAATGCGCGGCCCGTCCTCGCCGAGCGGCTCGATCGCAAGCCGGGTCTCTCGGCCCTCCATGATCAGGACGGCTTCGGCGCCGGTGAGTGGCTGATCCTCGGCTTCGAGGCAGAACAGAGCGCCGATCGTCACATCCGGCTCGTCGTCGTCGAGGAAGACCTCCAGCGGCCCCATCGAGACCTCGCCGTCGGCGATGCCCTCGGCGGGATCATCCAAGGCGCCGGCCTGGTCGGCCGAGCCTCTGCGCATCCAATGCCGGATCTGGATCTCCGGCAGTCGCGAGAGCCAGGCGGCGCGGCCAAACCCGTCCTCCTCGTCGAGAAAGAAGAGGTCAGGCGGGGTGCGGACCGCGACGATGTGGGCATCGACCAGCCCGAGATAGGCCTCAATGCCGCCGAGCGTGCCCTTCAGCCGGTGCAGTTCGATGGCGCGGGCGATGACCTCGCGGTTGCGGGTCACGGGCCAGGTCTCGATCCAGAGATCGACGGAATATACGGTCGCGAGCCAGGGCAGCAGCCGTTCCGCGCAGCGCGCGGGGTCGAAGCAGGCAGCAAGATCGTCCCACGGAATGGCATCGCGGGCCCCGGCCGAGACGAGTGATAGCGCACGTTCCACGGCTGTCGCGCTCGGCGGCAGCAGGTCGAAGCCGGTATGGCGCCCGGCAAACGACGCGCCCTCAGCCATGCAGTCGTTCCACGACGGTCACGGCGACGCTGGTGCACCAAGGGGCTGCATAAGGGCTGCGGGCGATCGAAGTGACCGGGCTCATGACCGACACCATCACCGCACCAGCCGCATAACCCGCCGTTGCCAGCGCGGCGAGCGGGACCTCCCCGCCGGCGCGATAACGCTCCGCAGTGATCGTGCCGAGCCGGGCGACAATATCGGTGCGAACCGCAGCCGGATCGGGTCCAGGCAGGATCTCGGCGGTGAGCGCAACCGCGTAAGGTTCGAGGGTGGCCGCCAGGACCGAGACCTGATCGGTCAGCGGTCGAACCGTCTTGGCGTTGAGCGCGGCCGAGACAGCCGCCAGGGTCTCGGTCGCAATCGGCTGGCCATCGGGAGCGGTCAGCACCACGTCGACGCTGCCGGGCTGGCCATGCTCGTCCGGACCGACGCAGCGCACGTCCCAGGCACCCGGCCAGGCCGTCAGCGCGGCGAACACATAGGCGTCCTCCGATCCTGCGGCCGGCGCGCCGAAGGCCGCGAAGTATCGGAGCCGCAACACGTCGTCCGCCTCCAGGACGGCCGGGGATGATGCTGTCGCCGGGGCGAATTCCTGCCGCACGATCCCGGCGCGGAGCGCAATGTGGTCGAGATCGGTCCCGCGCGCGAAGGCCGGCAGCAGCGCCCGAAAGCCCTCATTCAGGCGATGCCGGTCGAGCATCTCGCGGTAGGTGTCGACCCGCTGCAGACGTACGAGCGGGTCCGTCTCCAGGCCCAGCACGTCGACCGCCGGCAGTTCCTCCTGCAATCGCGCTAGACGCTCGACCAACAAGGCCTCGAAGTCGATGTCGAGCAGCACGGCCGGCCGGATCGCCTGAAGCCGTGACAGGTCCAGGCGGGTCGACAGGAACCGTGTCATTGACTGTCCCTACCCAGTGATGGCCGGGCCGCCACGGACCGTCGGCACGAGATCGAGGCTGCGGCGGCCGGCGGAGGTCAGGTCGCCACGATGGGCGCGCGGCAGGTAGTCGCCCTCGGCGATCCAGCCGGTCGAGCCGGTGCGGTCGGTGGAAAGTTGCTGGATCGCTGATGGCCGCAGGTTCGGCACGAACATGAGCAGCGCGACGCCCACCGCCCAACGGAAGCGCTGCGCGGTTCGCAGGTTGGCGAGTTCCCCGAAGAGCTGCCGGGCATTCGAGCCGACGTGTGGCCGCATCACCTCTTCGAAGTAGGCGGTGGTCAGGACACGCGTCGCCGACTGCACGACCCAAGGCCAGCCGGTGATCAGTCGGCCGGTTACGGCATCCATGCCGGTCGGCTCGTTGCCGGTGAGCGGCGGTGGAGGGATAGCGGCGACGCCTGCTGCCTCAGAGTGACGGCCGGAGGCTCGGAGCCTGGCGCGCAGAGCGTCGCGGTCGACGGTCGGCATGGCGCATTCACTCCGGCACGCCGGTTCGGTCGGGACCGGGCATCGAATCGATGTGGCGGTGGGTGTCGCCGATCTCCTTGGCGTTGTGCTTCACCGAGGAGCCATCGATCTGCACCTTGTCGGTAGTGAGCTTGAGGCCTTCGCCGGTCAGCTCGAAGGTCGAGCCGCCGGCGACGATGGTCGCCTTCGGGACCGTGATCTTCATCTCGCCGGGCAGGATCTCGATCCTGAAATCGCCGTAGGTGGCAGTGGGGTCGGGGCCCTGTCCGGGCGACTGTGCCTGATCCGACCAGGTCATTGGCAACGCGACGGACTGGCGGAGGTCGCCGGAGGGCGAGACCAGCGTCATGTTCTGCCCGACCACCGGCGGCGCGTGGACCTTCATACCCGTCGAGGGCCCAGCGATCTGGCCATACGGGATCCAGGGCGAGAGGAACTCCTGGTCGCCGTCCGGCGCGATGGTCAGGCGAGCGAGCCCCTTCGCCGTGTCGACCTCTTTCACCGAGCCGTGCCGCACCATGCCGGCGACGCGCCGTTCGAGCGCCTGGATCCGCTGCACGGCTTCGAGCCAGTCCATCAGTCCGCCTCAATCCAGTCCGCGGGTGCGAGCTCACGAGCGCGTTCCTCGTCGATCGCATCGGCAGCGCCGCCGCCTTGGAGTAGTTCGACCGTGCCGGTGAACGCCGCCTCGGCGTCCGGCATGACGAGGACATGCGGTGTTATGCCCAGGGCTTCGGCGCTATGCCGGGCGAGACCGAGCCGCGCTGCGGCGACCTGCCAGGATCCGAAGCCTTGCGGCTTGGTGATCTCCGCCTCGATCAGATCGGCGAGGGCCCTGTACTCGGCCACTTCCGGCTCCTCAGCATCGAGGGCTCTCAGTGCCGCGATGAACTGGCCCCAGACGCTGTCTCCGGTCGGGATCGATCCGACATCCGGATCGGAGACCGGATGGATGTCGAAGATGATCTGCCGGGCGGCATAGCGCTCGCCGTCGACCGCACCGCCGCGTAAGAGGCGGACGCCATTGAGTTCCATGCGAAAGCGCCGCCAGAGGTCGCCCCAGGTCGGGTCGGACGACAGTGCCCGCATGACCTGCCGGGATAGGATGTCCATGGTCCATTCGAGACCTCGGTCGGTTGGCGGCACGCCGACGACGGTGGACCCGTCCTCGGCGAGCGCTCGGACCCCGACAGCGATTTCGACAACGAGAAGAAGCCGATCGACAGCCGCGAGCAGCGACGCACCCCGGCCCTTCGGCTCACCGGAGGCCTCGTCGACCGCGATGGTGATGAACGGCTGCGTCTCGGCCTGGATGATCACGTCGATCGGCTCGAGCTTCGACTCGTAGACGCAGTCGCCGGCCCAGGTCGCACCGCGCAGCGCCAGAAAGGTGCAGGCGCGGATGGCGAGGGCAGCGAGGCTCAAGGCGCGGCCTCCTTCGTCAGCTGCAGCGTGACCGCGCCGAGATCGTCAAGGTCGACCTGGGTGACACGGTAGCGGGCCGGGCCCGGCCGATCGGTCAGCACAATCATGTCGCCCTGGATCGGCAGGTAGCCGAGCCTGCCGATCTCGGCCGCGGTCACCGTCGCCCAGGTGCCGGCGAGCAGCAACCGCGTGGGACCGAGGGTATTAGCGCCGCCTTTGCGATCAGCGAAGAGCGCCCGATCCTCCGGTGCGATTGAGATCACGGCACGGATCGTCGCTGAAGCGCGATCGGGATCCGCGGTCGCTGTGGCATTGCGGGTAACCTTCATCGGGAGGACAAGCACCGCCTCGCCGAAGGCGCGCTCGACCGCCCGCCCGGCGAGTCGATCAAGGAGGACGCGAATAGTCATCAACGCCAACCTGCCCTGTGCAGCGCATGAATTAACCGTTGGAGGACCAGTTCAAATTGCGATCGTAAGCCGCCTTGGCACGCTAGCCATTTGTTGCCGGAAAGCACCACTGGCTCCTTGAACGAGCATAGAAAAAATTCTTGATTCATGATTTATTTCAATATGCTGGATCGTGCCCAACTTTGATGTTCAAGGGCCATTTTGATAATATTGGGCATGAAATTCGAGGAGACTCTGATGACAGCCCAGATACCAGACAAACTCATTCATCGAGGTGAATTGCTCGATGTCGCCGATACATTGCTCTGGCCGGTTCTGAGGCGATGGCCAAAACGGAAGCGACCCTGCGGCGACTTCTATTCGACATCTTGTTGGCGCGGCTATATCGCCACCTGGGAAATCGTAGGAAAACGTCTCTTCCTGGTCGACTTAGAGTTCTTGATGAAGAGTTCCGACCAAGATGAAGACTTCGTCATGGACTGGCGGAGTGTGGGGCTTAAGCGCGTATTCCCGAAGTCTGACGGCCCGATCTTCGCTCAATGGGTGACCGACTTCGTGCGGTGCTCAGAGGGCGAATTGCTTCGCTATGTCCACCATGGCTTTGGCAGCGAGTACGAAAGAGATCGATTTTTTCAAATTGATGAAGGCATTGTACGCGAGGAGCTCCTGCGCCTGAATCCACCGCCGCCGGTCCTCTACTCAATAGGGGAAGACGGAACACGAACCTGTGTTTCGGACTGGCGCGAAGGAGAGGTCATCGAGGATCCTTGCGCTGGTGACCCGGTTCCGACCCAAAAGCGAGTCTGGGGTGCTGGCGGCTAAGGGCAAAAGACTCGATGCTGACCCCAAGTACGGAAGCGACATCGTCAAAATGATCCGTTCAGGCGAACGAGGCCGGTCGCCGACGGATTGGCGGCCGCCGCGACGGCGACGCCGATCAGGGTGTTGGAGGTATTGACGGTCGTGCAGACCTTGGCGGCATCGTCCCAATAAACCTTGGCGCCGACCGTCCAAGCCTGCGCGCTGGTCTTGGCGAGTTCGAACACGCCGCAGGCGGCCGCCTCGACGGTTGCTCCGGAGAGCGCCGGGCTGGTCGCCACGCCGAAGATGGCGCCGACCAGGAGGCCGGCGCCGGCGGCGACGTCGTAGGGCGCCGCAAGGGTGATGATCTCACCCCGCTGGACGAAGTTCTTCATGAGAGGGCTCCTCGGGCGTTGGGCGTGAAGGGGTGCGGGATCACGCGCCGGCGTTCCTGTAGAGCCCGCGGAAGTCGGCGGCCTCGGCCGCAAAGTCGTGCCGGCACTTGATCTTCATGCCGTCGACATCGAAGCCCATCTCGGATTCCACATAAGGTCCCGACTGACCGGTCATGGTGGCGTAGACGACCGTGTCGACACGGTCGCTGGCGAGAAGCCACTGGGTGGCCGAGCCGTTGACGTTGATCCCAAGGTCGTCGGCCTTCTTGATGCCGAGCGAGAGGCGGGATTCCACGATCGGGGTCAGCGAGCGAATGAACTCCGGCACGACGTTGGCGGTCTGCTGGGCGTTGATCGGCGTCAGGATCTGGGCCGCGGTGAACTCCAGTTCGGGCGGGATCAGGAGGAAGCGGGGCGTGAGGTTCAGGACGGTCTTCTTGTCGAGATCGGTCTGCAGCCCCATGGCGGAGCGGCCCTTGTTGATCGCCTCGGCCGAGAGGGCGGCGGCCGGGTTGGCGAGATTGCCGTGGGTTGCGTGGAAGAGGGTGGTTCCGTCCGACTTAAGGACCGGGTTCGCCAGGAGCTTCCCCCAGACGAGGTCGGATTCGAGCGTGGCGGCCGACTGCCCGAACTCGGCCGGGATCGACCGGAAAGCGCCGAGGTCGTCGTTGATGATCATCTGGCGCGTCATGGCGACGATGATGCCGTAGGTCTGCAGCCCGATCGTCTCCTCGCTCTCGGCAACGACTCCCTGGCGGTACTCGCCATGCTCGCCGAGCCGCTTCAGCTGCGGGGCGAGCCCCTTGCGCAGGATATGGGCGAGCTTGAAGTCGGGCAGCGTGATCTGTCGGGTGAAGGGACGAAAGGTCTGCGGGGCTACGTCATAGGCCGCGCGGAGCTCCTTGTTGACGACGGCCGAGAGCAGGAAGGGGAAGTCCGAACTGGTCATGGCGCGGCGCGCGATGTCGTCGGCCTTCATGCGCCGGGTGGATTCGCCGCGCCATTCCAGGCACTCGGCCGCCATGCCCAGCGTGGTGAGACCGAGGAACTGGCGGGCGGCGTCCGAGAGGGTGGCTTCGCGGGAGCCGAGACCGCGAGCGAACAGATAGTCGATCGCGGCGGCCCGGCGGGTCTCGGTTTCGTCCAGGCCGATGCGGACGGTCGAGCGGATCGCCGTCGTCGCTTCCGCGTCGAAGAGCCGATCGAGAAGAGCGGTCCGGAAGGCATCGATTGTCGTGCCGGCCGCAACATGGTCGGCGCCGAAGCTCGGCAGGGCGTGGCGGCTCGCGAGCGCGGTGATGGCGGCCACACGCTCGCGCTCGGCGCGGACGGCGGCCTCGGTCGCGGCGCGGACGGCGGCTTCCTGCGAGCGTACATTCGTCTCGGCGGTGGGATCGGCCGTCGGGGTGTCGCCGCGCGGTCCGTCGGCGATGGTCTCGGGATCCATCGAGGTCTCCTTGGGTGGTGCCGGGGCGGCGGAAGAACGAGGAGGGGTGCTGGGAGCGGCACCCGTCGCAGGCAGAGGCGAAGCCGATCGCACGAAGGCATTGGCGTCGGCCTGGACGGAGACGAGCGAGACCTCGAGCAGGGCCCAGCGTGTGGCGGTCCAGTCTTCGCGGCCGGTAGTCTCGTCGACGGCCGTGATCTGCCATCTGTCGACGCGGTAGCCGACCGAGATGCCGGTCAGTTCGCCGCGCTCGATCTGGCCCGCGGCCTCGTTGGCCTCCGGGGTCTCGGCCAGGCGGATCACCCCAACGAGGCTGTCGCCTTCGATCCAGGCGCGCTCGACGATGCCGAGCACGGCGCGGCGATCGTTGGAGCGGTGGTGGTCGAGAAAGCGGACCTGGCCGGTCTCCAGGCGGGCGAGGTCGATCGCGTCCGGTGTGATCGCGAGGATCTCATTGCCGAACCAGCGCCGAACGGGCGCGGCGGTGGTGAAGACCGCCTCGAAGGTCCGGGCCTCGGCATCGAAGCTGCCCGGCTTCAGCCGGACACTCTCGACCAGTGCAATCCGTGCCGCCGCGACCTGTGTCGGCGCCAGCCGCTGCTCGCGGCCGAGCATGGTGTCGCCGGCGACACCCGCCGGCATCGCACGCTCCAACTCATCATGCATGGTGTTCCTCAGGTCTTGGGCTGACCGGATCCGACCGCTTGCTCGGGCGCGGCGCTTTGCGCCTCGCTCACCTGCAGGACGCCGGACTTCGCGACCTTGCGCGGATCGCTGTCGAGCACGATGCCGGCCGCATCGACCGCGGCGTTGAAGGCTACGATCTCGGCCAGCACATCGTCGGGGTTCCGGCCGCGCTCGTGCACGATCTCGGCATGCGAGCGAGTGCCGGCACGCATGTCGAGGAGATCGGCCATGGCCTGTTTGAACGGATCGACCGCGGGCATGCGCGGCGGCGACCACTCGACCGCGACCGTCGCGGTCGGGATCAGGCCGGCGTCGTAGGCCGCCCCGCAGAACCAGGCCCAGACCCGCTCGCAGAACATCGGGATCAGGATCTGCCACTGCACCTGCTCCATCAGGCGGTAGAACTCCTGCATGCCGAGCCGGCCGGAGATGTAGGAGACATGGGCGAGGTCGCCGGAGATCAGCTCATAGGGCACCCGGAAGCCGGCCGCGATCGCCTGGAGTGAGACGCGCTTGTAGGCCTCGAAGGACCCGGTCGCGACCGGCGAATGGAACTTGATGTCCTGCCCGCCATGCAGGTTCAGGAACATGCCGGGCTCGAAGCGTTCGACCCGGAAGCCGGATCCGTCGAAGATGCCGAACTGGCGCTCCTCGTCCGCGCCGACGGTGCCGCCGAGGCGAGGCTCTGGATCCTCGCCGGTCACGACCCCGACCGTGCAGGCCTCGATCTGCTTCCTCATGACCTCGGCCTCCTCGTAGGTGCCGAGGTCCTTCAAGGGCGCCATCGCGGCGACGCCCCAAGGCTCACCACGATCCTGGTCGCGGCGGAGCTCGAAGACATGGGCGATATCGTCGGCGGGCACGCGTGACGAGCGCCCGCCCTTCGGCAGCGTCGAGACCGGCCGCATCGCGCCCGGATGAACCGAGAAGAGCCAATAGCCGGTCGGGCGCTCAAAAGTGTCCTGCTCGACGCCTTGGACGGCGTTGACCCCGTTGCCGAGGTCGCCATCCTTGGCGCTGTCGAGGTGGTCGGCCTCGATGACCTGCAGCTGCAACGGCACCGGCAGCCCGTCGGAGAGCCGCCGCGACCGGCGGCGGACCAGGACCTCGCCGGCTTCGATGAACTCGCGACAGACCAGGGTTTGCAGACCGTAGAAGTCGAGCCGGCCCTTGGAATGGCAGACCTTGGTCCAGGCATCGAACAGGGCGTCGACCTTGCGGTCGAGGCGTTTGTTGCCGGACTTGGCGCGCGGCATGATGCCGGAGCCGACAGCGTGGACCACGATGGTCGAGACCGCCTTGGCGGCGTGCGGATTGTTGCGCACGAGATCGCGCATGCGGTCCCGCAAGCTCGGCAGCGCGAGCGCCAGTTCGGCATTGGCGGACGTGCCACGCGGGTTCCAGCCGGCCGAGCGCCGGCCAATGTCGGCCCCGGCATAGGTGCGGAGCATCGCCTCGAAGGCGTGACGCTCGCGCAGGCGCCGCCGCCCGGCCGCCGGCGCAACGAAGCCGATGACGCGGTCGAGCCAGGTCGCCGGCATCAGGACCGGCCGGAATGGACGGCAGCGAGAATCGCCTTGCGGCGGACGCCGCCGGCTTGGAGCCCGCGCAGAAAGTCGAGGCGCTTGCGCAGGTCGTCGTAGGAGGCATAGGCGACCTCCTTCTCGACGCCGTTGACCCGCGAACGAACCTTGAGCGCGCCGCTGGCGATCGCCTCGCGCAAGGCCGCGATCTCTTCGTCAATCGTGGCCACGGCTACCTCCTAGCGATCGAGCCAGCCGCCGCGCCGGACCCTGGCCGGTCGGATCCAGCCGTCGGGTCGAACCGGCTTCGGCGCGCTGGCGTTGCGAGCGGCCGCGGGCAGATCCGGACGGACCTCTGCGGCCGCGGGCTCGGCGGGGGGCGGTGGGGACCGACCGGCGGCCGCTTCCGCGTCCGCCACCGCGCGGGCGATCTGGTCGGCGGTGGCGTTCAGCTTGAAGCCGAGGGCGAAGAGCCCGTGCAGCGCCGCATAGGCATAGACCCGGCAGTCCAGCGCCTCGTTGCGAGCATGATCGGGCTTCCAGAAGAAAGGCACCGGAAAGCCGCGGATGAACTTCGTCCGCTTCACCTCCGCGGTCAGCTGCTCGAAATAGCCGGCGTCGCGATCGGCCGGGAAGTGGCACGCGCCGGCACCGGCGAACTCCGGCCCGGTCCGCGCCAGGCGCTTGGTGATCACGTCCTTCGCCGCATGCACGCCGACCGAATAGAGATCGATCTTGCCCTTGTTGGTGCGGCCGGGTCGCTTCGGCCAGATCGGGGCTCGATAGTCGCTCGCGCCCTTGATGCCCCAGACCCGCCGCTTCTGGCGCGGCTTGACGAACTCGTAAGCCGCGATCGTGTTGTGGCCGCCGGTGTCGACGCATACGGCCGAGAGCGCCATGCCGTCCGGCGCGCCGAGATGCGGCCAGCGCTGCAGAAGGACGCTATCGAGCTCGTCCCACAGCGCCGGTGCCGACGGATCGCCGGGAATGACCCGGAAGTCGATCGACCAGGATTCCTCGTCGCGGCCCCAACCGACCACCTCGAGCTCGATGCGGTCCGGCTGGACGTCGACGCCGGCGATCAGGCAAGCGACCTTGGCCGGGAGGACCGGAAGGCGGTCTCCCTCGACCTGAAGGTAGTCTTCCCGGACCTCCATCAGGCCCGCGGCATCGACGCGCTCGCCGGAGGCGTCCTCCCACTCCTCGCCCAGCACCGTATTGACGAAGGGCTGCAGCAGCGCCGGGTCGGCGCGGTTGTCGTCGCCGAAGGCGGCGCGGAACTCCGTCGCGCAGTCGCCCCAGGACTTCCACGGCGAGTACAGGCTCGACAGGTGATACGAGCGAAGCCCCGCCCGCTTCGGCTCGGCGGTCGGCACCCAGGCGCCGCCGGCAATCAGATCGGACTTCCGGTGTTCGGCATGCTCGTGACCGCAGGACCGACAGGCGAACACCGCCGCCTCCGGCGCGCCGTCCGGCCAGCGGATCCCCGACCAGACGATCGGTTGGCGCTCCCCACATTGGTCACATGCGACGTGGAACCAGCGCCGGTCGCCCTCCCGGAACGCTTTGCCGATCCGCGAAAACCCCTTCACGCTCGGGGTCGACAGCATGAAGATCTTGCGCCGCAGGAACGTGTCCGAGCGCTTGATCGCCAGCGTGACCGGATCGCCCTCGTCGTCGACATTGGCCGGATAGGCGTCGACCTCGTCGAGCACCAGGTAGCGGATCGGCGAGGACCGAAGCGCAGAGGCCGAGTTGGCGCCGGTCAGGATCAGGACGCCGCCGAGATACTCCTTCGAGAACATCGTGTTCGAGGCGTCGCGCGAGCGGGCCGGCGGGATGCGCTCCTGCAGGACCGGGCTCGCCTCGATCATCGGATCGAGCCGGGTCTTGGAGATGCGCTTCACGGTCTCGACCGTCGGCATCACATAGAGCGCCGGACCGGGGGCATGGTGGATGGCGTAGCCGATGAAGTTGAGCCCGGCCTCCGACATGCCGACCTGCGCGCCCTTCATCACCACCACGGTCTCGACCGTCGAGTAGCTCGACAGCGCGTCCATGATCTCGCGCAGGTACGGCGTTCGGTCCGTGCGCCAGAGCCCCGGCTCGGCCGAGGCCTTCGAGCTCAGGACCCGATGCTCGTCGGCCCATTCCGAGACCGTCACCGCGGCGTCCGGGCGACTCTCCTCGCAGAGCACCGTCAGCGCCCAGTCGTGGTCGGTCAGCATAGAGATAGAGAGGCCATGGCGCTCCGGCACGTGCCGTGCTGCCGGTCCGACGCATCCATCGGCGTTCCTTTTATTACCCGTTTTGGGGGCCGCAATCAGAACGTTGAATTGTGAAAATCAACACCGTTCAATTGGATACTCAATTAAATATAGAGTGTTATCAGTGTCATGGATAATTTTTATGTAAATTTTATTTAAATCGCATCAAATATCCTTATTATATATTAATACTTAGAATCCCATAACAACTGTGGGTCAATCGATGTACTTGCCGATGCTCATTACATTCATGGTTCAGATGGAACCATGCGAGTCGAGTCAGGCATGCCATGCCCAAGTCGCCCAAGACCATGCGAAACCGTAAACGGACACCGCCTGCCACAAGGCGGGCCTGGAAAAGGTTCGTGCGCCGGCACCTGATCGACGACGCACCTCCCGATCTCGACGAAGTCGAAGCCATCATCGACAAGTCGCCGCGCACTCCGACAGATCGGTTCCTGACGCTCCTTGTCTTTCTCCTCTCGATCGCCGTGTGGCTTCCGATCTTTGCGCTGTTCGTCGCCTCAAACTGGTGAGGCGGCGCGCTTCCAAATGAACGTCGTTTGCCTTCGTTGGCCTCAAGCCGACCCTGATCGAGAGGCGCGCTCCATGTGTTCCCTGTTGGTTCGACTGCCTTCGATCCGTCGAAAGCAGGTGGCCTGCTCTTCGAGAATATGGCACGCAACAAGCACACCATCGCGGAGCGCCCCAAGACCCCTGAGGATGCCTCGACTACGACCAGAGATTATCTATTATCGAAGTCGATAGCAGAGGCTTACGTCTGAATGTCGGGTTCCTGGCGGAAGGCACGGAGTAGTTCTTTCGGCAAGTTGATGTCGGCGACGATGTAGCCGCCGCTTTCGCTCCGATGGAGGTGTCCTGCTTTGGTCAGCACAGCAAGCCGGCGACGCGTGGTCTGATAGGGCATCTGAATGAACGCTGCGACGGCTTGCGCGGGTGCAGGGTAAAGAACCTTATATCTATAATTGATTTCGACGACCGCCAACACAATCAGAATGTCGTCAAACTCCAATCCATGAGTAGCGCGCAGTCGATTGAATGTAAGGATGAAGCGCTTGACCTGCTCCACCAGCCCTAGCATATCCTTTAAATCGTAATCAGCCATGATTCGACCGCAAATTTATCTTTGAATTATAAATGTATAAAAAATATAATCCGAAAAGGAGGGTTACTACTCACTGAAACGCCTCACTCCGAACAATCTGCAGTGTTTTTCGACAGACTCTCTGATCTTCCAGCCTTCGGTAAACATTGAAAATTTGTCCGGTTTGGCGGAACCCTCTCTTCCCTCCCGCCGATGGATCGCCCGCTGCTCCACCGTCCACATTCCAAATCACCACTCAGATGGTCTCGGTATCGGCGAATTACACTACCTTGCCGGGTGCAATGACCTTTCGGGTCTGGCTCTGAGCGGTCGGCTGCCCTCCTAGGGTCAACGGCGTCGCGCCAGGCACATCTGCCGCATATCGTTCCCCCGGATGAAGGGCCCAGCGGCCGTTGAAAGTGTACCGAAGATCGGCGTCGCGGATGAAACTACACCGTCCAAAGCATAGGCTGTGCTGATCCGGGTCCCGGATGAACGCGCAGTTCGCCTCGGCTGCGCTCATCCCGACCATCATCTTGAAAAACGACCGCCGGATCAAAGGGGTGCCTCCTGGCTTGTCTGAGGCTCTCGTAAGGATGCGGCGCGTGAGGACGGGTGGTTAGAGAGTAATAATCCTCAAATTAGGCTATATAGCCGATATCGAGCGCATCATCCTCAATAGCTGAATTTATTCTTTTTTTTCAACACTGGATTGATAAGATCAAATTAGATCGAAATCCGAGAGGGTACGGCGGTTTCTCGGCCGCCGGTGGCTGATCTAAGGCTTCCTCCAACGAACCTTGGCCGCTGCACGCTCCCAGGCGTCAGCGGCCATGCCATTTTTGGAAAGGCTCGAACTCCCATCGATCATAACGAAATCAGTCTGGCAGTGTCGGCTTGGCGTTGGCGATCTCGTCGAGTTGCAGGCGGACGAACCGATCCAGGCTCGCCATCAAGCTCTTAGGTTCGCAGCCGACCTCCGCGGCGATCTGCTGGCCGTAGCGGTTGGGGAAGTTGACCCACTTGTCGCGGATAAGGCGGGCGAAGGCGGTCAGGCTGCGCCGAACTTCGTCGCGGTTGACCGTCTCGGCCTTCACCTGCCGCAGCTCTTCCTGCAGCAGCTGGACCTGCAACGCCTTCTCGGCGGTCTTCAACTGGTCGAACTTGGCTACAGCGGACGCCGAGGCCTCCGGCGTTGACGCCGTCATCGGCCGGCCACCGCGGACTTTGCTTGGGTCGCGCGTCGCGTGCCAGCGCTCGACCTGGGTCATCTCGTCGATCGTGCCGTCGGACGACAGCACCACGCGGCCGGACTTGATGCCCTTCCGGATCGCTTCGTGGCTGACGCCGACACGCTTGGCGAAGTCACCGATCGAGAGACCCATCGATGTCCTCGCGATCGGCCTCAGATCATGGGGTGATGTGATCGACGACTTCGATCATTTGCCTTGGCTTCGGTCAAATAGAACGCATTACTCCGTCACGACCGGAGGACATGACGATGCTGAAGCGCAAGGACAACACCAGGGCCCTGGCCGCCTTCCTGGCCAAGAAGCAACAGATCGACGCGATGCTTCAGCGGATCGTCGCGCTCAGCGAAGATCACTTCCAGGTCTCGCCCGACGACGTCACCTGGGGCCATGTCGGATCGCTCGAAGACTACGCCGCCCTCCTGAAGCGCATCACCGACAATGCCTTCCACGAAGGCGAATATGCCGACTGAGCAAGGGCTCCAACATCCTGACGGCCCCGCCCCCTTGCGGGGCTCGCACCCGTAGCGGCGCCGCGATGGTCGTGGCGCCCAGACGACGGGAGACCGACATGGCCAAACTCACCGACACCCAGCTTCTGGTTCTCAGTTCCGCGTCGCAACGGAGTTCGCTTAACCTCCTGCCGATGCCCAATCATCTGAAGGGAGGGGCCATCCCGAAGGTGCTGCACGTGCTCCTGACCAGCGGACTGGTGGTGGAAGTCGAAGCGGTCGAGGACGAACCGGTCTGGCGGCGCATGGACGACGGTCGCGAGACGAGGCTGATCCTCACGAATGACGGCCTCGCGGTCCTCGGCATCGAGCCTGTCACCTCGCCGGACGCTGCGCTACAGGCAGGCGGCGGGGGCGATGTCGCCGTTCCGGTCACGACGCCCGAGCCCGAAGCGCCGGTCGCGCCCACAGGTGCCAACGGCGCGCCGGTCCGCAAGTCCCGCACCGGGACCAAGCAGGCGAAGCTCATCACCATGCTGAAGGCGCCCGCCGGCGCCGCCATCGCCGAGATCGTCGAGGCGACTGGATGGAGGGCGCATACGGCGAGAGGCTTTCTTGCAGGCGCGCTGAAGAAGAAGCTCGGGCTTGATCTCACGTCCGAGAAGGAGGCCGAGAGGGGTCGCGTGTATCGTCTGATCGACCGCAAGGCCTGACCTACGTCTCCAGCCGATCCCATCGACGGCGCCGCCCCGACCGGGCGGCGCTTTGCCTTTCACGGCTCGGCGAGCGCGGCGCGCACCATGGCGATGGTCACGCCGAACTCCTTGACGATGGCATTCGGTTTGAGGCCGGCCTTGGCGGCCGCGCGGATCAGCCGCGCCTTCGCGGGCGTGAGGCCTTCGACCGTGGGCACCTTGCGACGGTAAGTCGTCGAACCTTCAGATACGGCTGAGGACGCAGGCTGCGTCTCCGTCGATTGTCCTGGGGCATGGCTCGGCATCCGGCGTTGCGCTTCCCGCGCGACCGCTTCGCTCAGGCGTTGGAACGCCTCGTCGTCGAGAGCCTGCATCGCACCGTCAAGGTCGTCGGGCAGCAGCGCGACGCCGATGCGCGGACGAACCGGCGGAGCGTCTCCTGACGCGGTCGGCGGAGCCGGGGCGCTCGGCGGATGTTCAGGCTCGGCGGGCGGTCGCGGCATGCGGCAAGGTTGCCCGCCGCACCGCGGCCCAGCAAGGGAGTGCGGCGGTCAACTTCGGCAGAGTCGCTCGAAAAGGCGCCGCATCAGATAGGCCCTTGCCAAACTGATGATCGTGAAGATGGCGCTGAGGCCCAAGGCATCGTTGAGCCGCGCCGGAAGGTGGAACCACGGAAAGACGACAATCTGGGTCAGGACCGCGAGCCAGTAGCCGACCAGGACGTTGGCGACGGCCTCGACCAGCGACATGGTCCGCGATTGCCTCATGCCGCGCTCCTTGTCTCGGGCGGCGCCTCATTCAGGCGCTCTGCCTTGACCGCGTCGAACGTCCGGCCATCCCCGTCAAGCGTGACTGTCTTCCCCGTGAACGCCTGCCAGCGGCTGACGATTACGTCGCAGAAGGTCTCCGAGAGTTCGAGCCCAAAAACCCGTCGGCCGGTCTTCTCCCCGGCGATCAGCTGCGAGCCCGAGCCGGAGAAGGGCTCGTAACAGACCTCGCCCGGTGCGGTGTGCAGTTCCATGGGCACCGTGAAGATGCGGACCGGCTTCGACGTCGGATGCTCGCGCGTCTCGATCTCGCTCGACGGGATCGACCAGACCGTCGTCGGCCAGTTCTCGAAGCCCTCGCGGTTGATCCGCGGCTTCTTGGCCTTGCGCCAGCCGAACAGGCACGGCTCGTGCGCCCAGAGAAGCACCGACCGCGTCAGCACCGGGCGGCTCTTCGCCCAGATGATCTGCTGGTGGTGCAGCACCTCGAACTTAGTCCAGCAGGCCTCCAGCATGGCCTGGCGCCGGGAGGCGTGCCAGCAGTACCAGGCGGCGTCCTCGGCGATCGCATGCTCGATCGCGGTCGCCATGAAGGCCTCGTAGAACTGCGGCCCCTGGGACGAGTCGTCCCAGTGTTTCTGCTCGATGTATTCCTCCGACCAATCCTTGTTGGCGATCTTCTTCGCCTTGGGCGTCGCGCCCTTCTTGGTCGGGTGGTTGGTGCCGTCGTAGTCGACGAGATAGGGCGGATCGGTCGCGAACAGGGCGGCGCGCTGGCCGGCCATGACCCTGGTCACGTCGGCCGCGTCGGTGGAATCGCCGCACAGAAGCCGATGCGCGCCAAGGAGCCAGAGGTCGCCGCGCCGGGTGACCGGCGTCTTCGGCGCCTCCGGGATGGCGTCCTCGTCGGTGTGGCCGGTCTCGGTCGCTGTGGCGGCGGCGATCAGCTCGTTGATCTCGGCTTCGGAGAAGCCGGTGACGGCGGCCTCGAAACCCTCGTCGATCAGCGCCTGCAGTTCGACGGCGAGCAGCTCGTCGTCCCAGCCGGCGTTCAGCGCCAGCTTGTTGTCGGCGATGACCAGCGCGCGCTTCTGCGTCTCGGACAAGCCGGCGAGCGTGATGGTCGGCACCTCGGCCATGCCGAGTTGGCGGGCCGCCAGAAGCCGGCCGTGCCCGGCGATGATGCCGCCGTCGTCGTCGATCAGGATCGGGTTGGTCCAGCCGAACTCTCGGATCGAAGCCGCGATCTGTGCGACCTGCTCGTCGGAATGGGTGCGGGCGTTGCGGGCGTAGGGGAGCAGCGAGCCGACCGGCCGATACGCGATCTGCAGGTCAGACATGGTAGGGTCCTCGGCGACAGCGGCGGGTCTGCAGGGTTCCAACCCAAATCGGCCATTTCCAACCCAAACGGCTCCAACCCAAAATCTGGGTTGGATTCGGTGCCGCAAGTGAGATCAGAGACTTAGAGAGACCTATCGGCCATTTCCAACCGTTTCCAACCCAAACCCATAGGAGCCGCTAGCGGATTCTCGGGCTGCGCGCGCCCCCGCGGGCAAGGGGGTGCCGTAAGGACCCAAGGTCTCTACCAGACGCTGTACCCGCGCTCTGCAGCTACGGGACCGTGACGATCGTGCGTCAGCGCGGGAGCCGCGCGGGGCTTGGGCTCGGGGATCACCTCGATGGTGCTGACAAAAGAGAACCCGCCCCGGAGAGCGAGATCGGAAGTATTGAGGCTGGGGATTCTCGGGCCGTCATGGCGTCTTCAGACGCACTTTCCTGCCATGAATGAATCCTAGAGTTACGATGGAAAGTCCGCAAGCCAGAAACGGATCGGGGCGTGTCCATTTCGGCTAAGCGACTGTTCGGACATGCATTACGGCAAGATGCGCGCCAGTCGCTTCCCGATTTGCAGGTCCATCTCGCGCGGCGCGGTCGCCTCGAACGCGGTAAGGGTCGCGACCTTGACGATCTCCTTGGCGACCGACGGGCCGAACAGCTTTCGCGTCCGCGTCGAGCCCGGCAGACGGGCCTTGTAGGTTCCGTCCGCGGCGACGAACGAGCGCTTGAAGTTGTGCGCCACGCGCCAGGGCCGCGCGGTGACGAAGCCGATGTCGGACGGCGGCAGCGGCCCGAACCGGCCGGCTGCGTCGCGAGGCTGGTCGCGCCAGGTCCGGCCCTTTGCACGGCTCCCGCGGACGGGGAACTCGATGATCGGCAGCCCCTTGCCGCGGCCTTCGATCACGTAGGTCATCGGGCCGGGGATGAATGAGCGGGTCGCGGCGACGATCGTGCCGTAGCGCTTCGTGCCCATCTGCTGGTGCAGGCTCTTGCGAACCACCGTCCGGGTCTTGTCGCCGGCGGCGCGCACGCTGTCGTGCAGCGCGCGTCCGAGCCGGTCGGGCGAGGCGAGCAGCGTCGCCGCGGACAACATGCTGGCGACGCCGCGCCCGTCGTAGGTGACGACGATCGAAGCGGCCATCCGATGCTCATGGGCTTGGTGAGGGGATGGTCCGGAGGTGTCGTGACCCACTTCCGGACCATGGGAGAATCCTAGAGTTACGTCGGAGAGGCTGCAAGACGGAAACTGAAGTGCCCTTGTCGTTTTCCGTCAAGGCATTGTTTCAGCTAGCGGTTCTGCTCCATCGTAGCGCTCATTCGGCTGTTGCCACGCGACCGGCTCGCCAACACCCCGAGCGCGGCCACCAGGATCCCCTGCGCCGCCTCATGCCGGACGGCCCGTCCACCCCAGCCCTGACGCATCGACCACTCCCTGAGCGACGATTGCAGCCCGACCACGTGCCAGACGCAGGAGCCGGCTGGCGAGCCCATGCCACCGAGCGCGTCAAGCGCCCGGAACACATGCTCGCGCGCGCCGATCTGACGATCGCTCATGGAGCCGACGCCTGTGCCGGGCGCGTGGACGAGAACGAGCGATGCCGACGGCATGCGATCGAAGCTCGCGACCGTGAAGGCGGCCTGGAAGTCGCGGGCGGCGCTCAGCATGTCGGCATCGATCGTGCCGGCCTCGAACATGCGGCCGAGCGTGTCGACCACGCGGTGGTGGACGACCCGGACGCCGTCCGGATCGATCTCGACGACTTCGCGGGTCGTGAGCCGAGTTGAGGGCTTGGCGGGCCGGTCGATGGTAGCGCGGGCCTTCCGCTTCGACTTTGCGCTCATCGCCTTGCCTCCCGCGTGCCGTAGAGCTTCTCGCCGATCGTGCGGACGAGTTCGCGGTCGGCCCAGCCGAGCCGCGGATCATCGAGCGCGACCACCAGGAGCCGGTGGTCGTGCCAACTGGCGGTCTTGATCGGCTCGGCCCCGGCGGTGGTCGGGACCATTCGCCCGAGCGCGCAGCGCGGCTCGCGGGGACCGCCGGGGAGGGGCCGGGTCATCGCACGCCTCCCTCGGTCTCGGTCGCCCAGATCAGGATGGCAATGGCGTCCGCCTCGTTGTCGTCGGCCGGGACAAAGCCATGAGCGCGCACCGCCGCGGTGACGGCGGCCTTGTCGGCGTTGCCCTTGCCGGTGATATGCCGTTTGATCGTGCCGACCGGGACACCCTGGTAGGCGATCGTGTGCGTCTCGCACCAGGCGGTCAGGGTGGCGAGGAAGCCTCCGTAGATGTGGGCGGCATCGGTCCCGGCGTGCCGACGCACCTCTTCGAAATGGACCGCCGAGATCCCACGGGCCTGGGCTTCGATCTGGTCGAGCCAAGCCTTGAAGCGCAGGTAGCGCATGCCGCCGCCGTCGTAGCGGCTCGGGCGGAACGACACGGTGCCGCTGGCGATGTGGCCATCGGGGGTGCGCAAGGCCCAGCCGGTCGTAGTGCCGAGGTCGAGGGCCAGGATCGGGCCATCGGCGTGATCGACGATTTGTGCCGCGGCCGGCCTTGCGCTGGCGGTGGGCAAGGTCAGAGTCTTCGAAGCCATGCTGGTCTCCGTCATCGGGGGTCGGTGGTGGTGGAGGACGGCGGCAGCCCTGTGCTTGGCGGTACTGGCTGCCGTCGTCCGATCAATTCGCACTTGAGTTCGCTGTCACCACGTATGGGAGGATGGCCAATCCTGGGGGATGGCCCTCCCATACGTAGTATGGGGGTTTCACACCTAACTGTTCCTGGTCCCTCAATTCATTGAATGTACTCGCACATTATGAGTGAGGATCAGTTCGGACATGATTTGCCGACCTAACACTTGTTCTGCCGTAACCCTTTGACTTTGCTAGGTTCGGGTGGTGCGCGCTCATATGGGTTAGGCCGCACTCATATGAAGTGGGTCGGGTTCGGAGCCCTGCGGATAGACCCAGATCTCCGGGTTTTCGACCTCCAGGCAGAGGCCCGACTGCGGGCACTTAAAGTGGCTCGGCGAGACCGGAATGGCGCCCTCGGTGATCTCGCCGGTGAGCGGGTTGTGGTGCTCCGAGCCCGGCCCAAATGTCATGCCTTGCACGCACAGATAGCCAAACCGAGATCGGGTGATCGGATACCCGAATCGCGAAGGATCGCGCAGGAACTTGATGAATCCTTTGGTTGCCAGGACACTCAGCCGTTCCCGGATTGTATGTTTGCTGCCGAGCCCAACCTTGTTCTCGAATTTCTCGGCGAATTGCATGGTGGTGTAGAGGCGTTGCTCGGCCGCCTCATCGAGCAGCATGCCGAGGATGACGTCGTGCTTCCTGAGTCGCTCGGCGTCGAGTTTTGCACCAGCCTCCTTCCTAACGAGCCGCTCATTGAGCGGGTTCAGCTCGACCCAGGCGCCGTCGGCCTTGTCGACCAGCTTGGGCTTAAGCGCCGGACCGTTCCTGAGCTCGATCTCCAGCCGGCGGGTGAGGTCCTCCTCGTCGGGCCGATGCAGCAGCAGCCCGGTGGTGTAGAAGCCGCGGAGCGCGCTGGCGCCGGAGAGCGCCTGGAACGGATCCTCGGCGACGAGCTTGCGGTTCATTTTCTTAGTGTGGTGGACGAGAACGATGCCGCTGTCGGGCGCTACGGCCTCGCGCATCCGTTCCACCCGCTCGGTCAGGAAGAACATCATGGCGGCGTTGTCGTTTTCGCTGCCGCCGTCCGGGCCGCCATCGAACAGGTTGCGGATGGGATCGATGCAGAGGATGTCGGGCGGGTTGTCGGGAAAGGCCTCACGGACGGCGTCGGCGGCAAGCGCCACGCCCTGCTCGTCGAGCAGCAGCCGCAGTTTTGGCGTGGCGACGAGGTTATCGCGCGCCGCCGCCATGACGGCCGCGTCGAGCCGGATCGCTTGCAGACGTTCGCGCAGGTAGTGGTACTGGATCTCGGCCTGCAGGTAGAACACCCGGAGAGGCCGCGGCGGCGTGAAGCCGAGGAATGGCCGGCCGGCGGCCATGTGGACGAGCAGGTGGATCAGAAGGTCGCTCTTGCCGACCTTGGGCGCGCCGCCGAGCACCAGCATACCGCCTGGGGTGAGCACGCGCGGTGCGATGATGTCCTCAGGCATCGGCGAGTGGTCGTCGAGGAGTGCTCCGAGCGAGAACACCGGCAGAGTCGGCCGCGGCGGCGCCTCGGCCCGGATCAGCGCCGGCCCGTTGCGGTCGAGGTGCCGGCGCCAGAGCCGTTCCGCTTCCTGCCGGAGCCGCTCCAGCGGCCAGGCCGGCCGCAGCAGGGCGGCGTTGTATTGGCAGATCGCCTCCCAGCCGTCGTCGGGCGTCATCTCGCCGGCGTGGACGCGGCGGATGTAGTGGCCGATCGCGGCGCTGGCGCCCTCGAAGCGGGTCCAGGCATCCTGGCCGCCCTCGTGGACCGGCGTGTTCAGGACCGCGTCGATCGGCGGCTTCGGCCGCGACGGGTCCGGCAATTCCCGCCCGCCATCCGAGAGCGCCGGCATGGCGGCGACACGCTCGGCGAGGTCGTCGAGATGGACCTCGATCCTATTGTGCTCGCGGATGCGAACGACGCGCTGAAAGCCGTTCTTGTGGTAGACGGAGCCGGCGACCCGGATCGGCTGATGAGCGGAATGAAAATGGGTGTCGCCGCCGACCTTGATGGCGATATCGGCGCGAAGGCGGCAGAGCCGCTTCAGGTCGTCGCCAGACGCCGGCTCGGACAGCTTCCACCAGACATGCAGCTTGTCGAGGCCACGGTCGGTGCGCCCGCCGCTCTCCACGATGAGGGTGGGGTCGCCGAGATGATGGACGAGATGGGTGAGCTTGGCGCCGACGTCTCCAGCGTCGAGATCGACCACCACGGTCTGCATCTGCAGGACCTCGGCCGCCCGGGCATGCCCCTGTTCGGCGACGGTGCCGGGGATCACGTAGACGGCGACGCTCTCGCGCCAGGCCCAGGCCGCGAAGGTTGCGAGCTTGTCGAGGCTCGTGCCGTCGGCCTCGATCCAGATGTTGTGCGGCTTGCCGTTGAAGCCCTGGCCCTTGTCGACGAAGCCGCGGATCGGGATCAACCCCTCGCAGTAGCCGAACACGACATCGAGGAAGATCTCGATCTGCTCGCGGTCCGGCTCGACGCCGAACGGGTCAACGATGAGCGGCGCGTCGTTGAAGTCGCGCCAGGGATTGAAGTGGACGAGTTCGCCGGCGGGCGCGGCCGGTGCCTCCTCAGTCGGGACCTCGATCTGATCGTCATTCATGCAGCAAGCCTCCAGCAACGCTGGGCCCAAGGGCACAGGCGGCATTCGTGGAAGTCGGGTTCGCGGGCGATGCGCGGCAGAAGCTCGCCGGCGTCGGTCGCCTGCAGGATGCGGACGGCGCGGTCGCTCATGCGCTGGGCAAGACCGGCGTCGAAGGCGACGCACTCGTGGTGGAGCTCGGCAGTGTCCTTGTTGATGGCGGTGAAGAGCGCCGGGTTCTCGGAGATGCCGGGGACCGCCGGCTCCATGTAGGCCTGGTAGAGGGCGACCTGGGCGGCATAGACCGGCTTCGAGATGGTCACGCCCTTGGCGACCGTCTCGCGCCAATTCCGGGCGTTCATGGTTTTGCATTCCCACAGCGCGGGAACGCCGAGCTTCATGGGCTCCGGCCCGGCGGCGATGATGCCGTCGACATGGCCGCGGATGCGGCCGCGGGCGATGGAGAAGCCGAACTGCTCACCGTCGGGGTAGTTGCCACGGCGGGTGTAGAGATCGAAGCCGGCCGCGCGCAGCCAGCGGATGGCGAGGTCTTCGAGCGCGTGGCCGATGGCGAAGATGCGCAGCGTCTGGCCGGTGAACCCCGCGCCTTCGTCCTTCGGCGCGCCGGCGAACTCGAACTGCAGGGCGCGCTCGCAAGGGTGCCCGAGCCGTGAGCCACCAAGATATTCGCGCCGGGGCTGAGCCGCGTTCTCGGTGACGAGGGCGGCATCGACGGCTGCGTTGACGCGGTCGGCGACCTTGGGGCGATGGTTGAAATCGAGCATCAGAACGGCACCTCCGCGCTCGCCTCGGCGGCCGCGGCCATGGTGGCCAGGGCGTGCTGGAAGCCGCTGACAGCAACTTCGATCAGGGTCAGAACCTGCGGCTCGGAAAGGTCGATCAGCCGGGTCTCCCAGCCGATCTCCTCCATGATCTCGGCCACGGGCCTGAGGGTTGCGGCGACGGCGGCGCGTTCCGGCTCGGTCAGGTCAACCATGGCGGAGGACCTCCGGGCCAAGCGCGTATAGAAGCCCTGACAGGTCATCGAGCAGAACCACGCCCGCGGGCGCGGCCGGCTCGAGGCCCACGGCTCGCGCCAGCCGAAGCCGACCGCCGGTCGACGACAGACGGCGCAGAGCGTGAAACGGGGATGCCAGCGCGCGAGACGCAGCGAAGCGGGATCGGTCGAGGTCGATGACAAGTTCGGTCCTCGTCATGCTGCGCTCCGTTCGCCTGCTGCATCGGCGCCGAATATCAGGGACCGGATGGCCGATTGGTTGAAGGTGAAGGTCAGCAGAGCCGAGGCCCGGTAGCGGGTCAGCCCGTAGTCCGAGCGATAGGTGGCGGGCAGGAAGGCGAGCTGGCGCTCGGTTGGTGGCTGGCGCAGCCAGCTTCGTGACTTGTGGGCGCTCTCGACGGTCTCGTTGGCGTTGAGCCAGTCGTCGGCGGCAGCGAGACAGACGGCGCGCTCACCGGCGGCGATCAGATGAGGCTGCCTGCGCTGCAGGCCGCCGACCCCGTACCAGCGTCCGTTCAGGACGAAGGTCCCCGCCCAGGCATGAAAGCCGTTGGCGACCAGAGCCGTGGCATCGCCGAAGAGATCGGACCACTCGAAGCTCGATCGCTCCAGGAGGTCGATCTCGCTCATGATGAAGTCGCCGAGCGGAACGCCTGGAATGGTGTCGACATCGTTCGCGGTCCAGACGTGACCGCAGAGCGGGCACTCGGTCACCCCGAGCGGTACGACCGCCTCGCAGGACGGGCATTTCTTGATCGGCGCCTCGCCGTCGGGCTCGCGGCCGTCGAGATCGACGTCTTGCTCGAGCGACCCGTGCAGCAGGGTCGATGTCCCGAAGTCGAGGACGATGCAGTCCGACTTGACCAAGCCGGGGTATTCCCGCGGATCGACGGTTCTGAGCCCGCGGCCCACCATCTGGATCATGGTCGACTTGTAGGAACTGGGTCGAAGCAGCACGACACATGACGTCGGCGGGTGGTCCCAGCCCTCTGTCAATACGGCGACGTTGACGACGACCTGAAGTTCGCCCAAGCCGTAGGCGGCGAGCGTCTCGCGCCGCGCGATGTCGTCGAGATCGCCGTGCACGACGCCCGCGGCGACACCGGCGGCCCTGAAGGCGTCGGCGACGTTCTCGGCATGATCGACCGTCGAGCAGAAGACGACGGTCTGGCGGTCGCCCGCCTTCTCGCGCCAATGCCGGACGACTTCATCGGTCACCGGGGATCGGTTCATGATGGCGTCGACCTCGGCCATATCGAAGTCGGCCGCAGTCCGGCGCACCGTCTGGAGGTCGTTCTGGACGCCGACGTCGATGACGAAGGTGCGCGGTCGGATGAGATGACCGGCGCCGATCAGCTCGCCGATGCGGATCTGATCGGCGACATTGGAGAAGACCGCCCGCAAACCCTTTCGGTCGCCGCGGTTGGGCGTGGCGGTCACGCCGAAGAGGCGGACCATCGGGTTGAGTTCGACAGCGCGATCGATGATGCGCCGGTAACTGTCGGCGACAGCGTGATGGGCCTCGTCGATGACCAGGAGGTCGAGCCCTGGCATCGCATCGAGATTGGCTGGGCGGGCGAGCGTCGGCACCATGGCGAAGGTGACCTGGCCGTCCCAGGATTTTTGCCCGGCATCGACGACCGATGTCGGGATGGCGGGGTTGATCCGGGCGAACTTCGCCCGGTTCTGCGCGGTCAGTTCGTCGCGATGCGCCAGCACGCAGGCCTTCGCGTCGCTGCCACCGACGATCTCGCCGGCGACGGCGGAGAGCATGAGCGTCTTGCCGGAATTGTGGGTGATGGTGAAGTCGCCCAGCAAGTAGCGATGATCGCCGTCGACCGTGAAACCGAAGAAATCTCCGACGCCGACTGGATGGACGGTGAAGCCGGTTCGCAGGACGTTCTTCTTCTGCCGCCGCGGCGGTGCCTGCTTGCGAAGAACCCGGGTCGGGATGCGATCGAGATCGCCAGAGACGTGGACCCGAAGGTAAATCTCGCCATTGACCTCCTTCTCGCGCATCGTCGCCAGCAGGCCCACGCTTCGCGCGACGAACACGAAATCCTCGGCCAGCCGGTGCGACTTGCTGCAGTATTCGAAGCAGCCGCGGGTCATCAGATGGCCGTCGGTGTCGATGAGACCGGCGAGCATCGCCAATCGCACCTCGCGCGACCCGAGCCGGTACTCGTCGGGAATGAACTTCTGGCCCGAGAGCTTTCCAAAAAGGCCAAGGTGGCGCAGTTGGTCGACCAGCGCGTTGTGATCGCTGCGATCGTCGAGGAGGTGATAGGTGTTGGCATTGTTGTCTGCGAGCCGGACGCAGCGGACCCGCAATCCCTCGGCCTCGGCGAAGCGATAGATCGCGTCGACGATCTCGATGTCCGGTGTGGTGACGGAGACCGAATGCCGGAGCGAGCCGTCTCCGATGAGGATGCCGAGAAAATAGGGATCGAGCACAGGCGCTGCCCGCTCCGGGAAATCCGTCGGGACGCGGAGGAGCTTGTGCAGGTGGCGGAACGTGTCCGATGCCGCCATCCACTCGCTGACCGGGATGTCGATCAGTTCGCCGCCGCGGTCACGGCATCGTGGTCGGGGCCCGTCCTCGGTCCTGACCAGGGTCAGGATGTGGCCGAGGTTGACGACGAAGGAGTCACCCTTGATGGGCCGGATCTCAACCATCTCGTCGCGCCCACGATGAAGACTGAGGACTCGGCGAGGTGTGGTGCCCGGTCCCATTAGGATGTCGCCCACAGCGATCGTCTCGACTGATCGGACGGAGCCGTCGAACATCAGAATGGGTGTGCCGGGGGCATGGCATCCGGTCGGAGCCACGCCGATCGTGTTGCCGTGTTCGCCGAGCGCCTTCACGCTGCGCTCGACAAACAGCTTCTGTCGCGGCCGGAGCAGCATCGGTCGCCCTCCCTCACCGCGCCCAGGACGGGCGCGTGACGCTGGTGGGGGCCGTGGCGGGCCGAGCCGCCGCGGGGCCGGGAGCCGGGGCCGGCGGCGCCGAGCCACCCGGTGCGGCCGCGGGCAAATGCATCGCCATGGTGGCGCCCATCAGCGCGCCATACTCCTTGTGGTCCGGCATGACGGCGCTGCGGATCTCGTTCTTCTCGTCGCCGTTGGCATCGGTGCCGAGATCGATGCGGGCGACGAACTCCAGCCCGTCGACATCAGCGAAGCCGCCGATGCGCCGCGCGGCCTGCGCTTCCGGGGAATTGTCCTTGTCGGAGATGCCGCGGGCGGAGTTCAGCATGCTGCGGATGAAGCTCCGGCCCATGTTGCCCCAGTCGGGACCCTTGGGACTGTGCAATCCGATGAGCGTGAAGATCTTGCGCCTGATGTAGGGCCCTTCGAGCACCGTGAACTCGCCGTTGAGATAGACGGCGCCGGTCGCGGCACGTGTGGCATAGCCGCCGGTCCAGCCCTGGCTCGGATCATTGAAGCCGCCGGGGCGGATCGACAGCCGCACCTTGGCGAGCGTGCCCTTCGGGATGATGTTGCTATTGCTCTTGGCGTCGTTGAAGTCGTTCCAGGCCGGCATGAGCGTCAGGCTCCTTCGCTGAGATCGTTCGGGGACTGGTTGGGATCGAGGGCAGGCGTGATCGGGAGCGTCCGGCGCGGGCCGGATCGGATCTTCGCCATCAGCCGGCCGAGATGCGGCTCCTCGACCATGTCGAGCCGGCCGCTGCGGTCCTTGGCGGGAAACCCCTGCGGGTTCAGCGTCTGGCAGACGAAGGCCCGATAGGACGCCCCGTCGTCGGCCTTCAGCTCGACCATGCTGACGACCTCGTCGACGATGCCGGGAAGCTCCAGGCCGGTCTTCGAGCCGTCGATCTGGGGCGAGAAGACGCGCCGATTGAAGTCGTCGAGCTTCTCGTCGAGGATCCCGACGAACCAGACGTTCTTCGCCCGGGTGTGCTGCAGGTGGGTCAGCCAGGCGATCATCTCGCGGCTGTGCAGGCCGTAGGCGCCGCGAATGTCGGGCTTGCCGGTCTTGTCGGAGAAAGCCTCGGGCTGGCCGCGGCACCACTGGAAGCAGAGCCGGCCGGCGACGGTGATGGAGTCGACGAAGATCGTCTCGTAGCGATCGAGCACGGCCGGATCGCCAAACTGCTCGGCGACCGCCGCGAAATGCGCCTCGCTGTAGGGCTGGTCGGAGCGGAGCGCCGGATTGGGCCCGCCGATATAGACGGCGAGATCCCGACATTCGCCCCAAGTGCGCGGCCGCAGCGTGTCGCCCGGCCAGCCCTCGATGGCGAGGTCGCCGGCTTCCAGATCGATGAACAGCGTCGAGGTGGGATCGAGGGATAGGAGCAGCGAGGTCTTGCCGATGCCGCTCTTGCCGAAGATGCAGCCCTTGACGCCGCGCGGCTCGGCGAGCCGCTGGTCGGCGGTGATGATCGGGAGCGCCATCACGAAGGCCTCCGTGCAGGCGAGACGGCGCGCTTGGACGCCGTCGTCTCGATGCGGCAGCCGGGGTCGCCGACCGTGAAGGTGGTCTTGCCGACCCCGCCGGCTCCGTCGACCCGGAGGCGTGGCGGTGTCGGAGCGGCGGCAGGGCGAAGCGTGTCGGTCGGGTTCGCCATCACGCGGCCTCCCGCCCGAGCGAGACGGATCGCGCGGCCTCGCCGGCGGTCTCGATGCGGTAGCTGGGCTTGCCGGTCTCCACCGTCCGGGCCGGGAGAAACAGGTCCCTCAGCGGCTTCGGCCAGTTGGCGTAGGCCGCCTCCGACACCTCCAGCCTGGTCTTGATGTACTCGGCCGGATCGTCGCCCCAACTCGCCCGGATGATCTCGGCGGCATGGCGGAGCTTGGCCTGGTCCCACTTCACCCGCTTCGGCAGTTCGGCGACGACGACGAAGCCGTTGTCGTCGAACCTGACGGTGCCGGTGTCCTTGGCCTCCTCGGCCCGGCGCTGGGCGGCGCGGGCGCCGTACTTCTGATCGAGCGCGGCGCGCAGCTTGTCCTCGATCAGCCCGAGCGAGGCCTTCTGCTCGGCGAGGTCGTCGGCGATGCAGGCGAGTTCCGGCGTGGTCAGCGCGGCGACGGCGGCGACGTCGAGATCGCGGATGTGGTCGGTCAGGACGGCGATGGAGAGCATCGGCAGGACTCCTCAGGCAGCGACGAGGGAGGTGGGGGACGGGAAGGCGTCGTTGGCGGCGGCAGCGAATGGCCCGGGGATGCGCAGCGCTGGTCTCGGCGCCGACCGCAGCGGCGAAGCGCGGACCGCGATGTAGAGCCAGTCGTTCGGGCCGAGCCGGCGCTGGACGGGAAAGCAGAAGCCGTTGGCCGCCGCGCTCATCACCCGGTCGGCGACCGCCACCAAAGCCTGGCGCTGCTGGTCGGTCAGGCTGCTCTTCTCCGGCAGGCGGTCGAAGACGAGATGGCCACGGTAGTAGGCGATCGCCGCACCCGCCTCGGCCTCGGCGAGCCAGTCACAGAAGCCCGTCACGTCGAGCGGAATGGCGAAGGGAGCGAGATCGAGTTCTGCAAGGGGACGAGGATGAAACCGTCGAGGCATCATTGGGCAAACCTCCTCCATCGGCAGGCGCGGGCGCCGGCGCGGATTGAACGGGACTGGGTGTTCGGATCGGCGCCGGACCGCGACGCCTGGGTCTCTGCTGTTATTTACCGGCGGGGCCGGCGATCTTTCCCACGGGGTCGGAGCCCGTGGCAGCGCAGGCGCAGTCGGATCTCGTGGACCGCGCGATAGAAGGACGAGGTCGACAGGCCGCTCTCGCGCCGGGCATCGGCCAGGCTCCCGTGCTGCGCGACGAGTTCGACGAGCCGCGCCAGATCGTCCGGCAGCATCCGGTGGAAGTCGCCGAGATCGAGCGCGAGGTCGGGCTTCGGGTCAGGGGCCTCGGCATCCGCGTCGCCGAGTTCGACCTCTTCGACGCGGGCGGGTCGGTGCCCGGTGACGACGTTGACGGCGACGATCCGGGCGAAGGTCGACCAGGCGCCGCGGCCGCGGTCGTACCAGTGGCTCCTGTCGATGAGCTGCAGCAGGATGTCCTGGGCCAGATCCTCCTGGTCGGCATCCTGCAGTCCGATCCGCCGGCCGTGACGGCCCGCCGTGTGACGGGCCGTCGACAGCGCGATCCTCACCTCGGCGGCGCTCCAATCCTCGGGCCTACGGTCCGGTACAAGCTGTTGCGCGGTCATGGTGGCGTCCTCGGGTCCGGCTCGTCTTCGATGCAGACGATGGAAGCACGAGGTCGGGCGGGGCGAAGAGGCGGAATGGGGCGGAATGGGGAATTGAAGCCGCTGGCGATTTATTCCCCACAATCACGCCAATGGCTTAGCGCTCTTTCGTCCGCGTCGGGGCGAAGCGCGGGGCGGAAATCCCGTTCCCTTCCAGCTTCCGGCTGGACTCTCCGACGATGGGAACATAATGTGAACATAGACATTCAGTGAACACGCAACGGCGAGGCCAGATCCCATGCCGATCTCGATCGAGTACCCCCACGACGCGCGAACCCGCGCCCCCCATCCCCTGACGCCGGCCGCCGTCCGAGCCGTCGCCGGCCGCGTCCGTCGGCAGGTCGTCGACGGCGGCGGCGCGATCGAGCCGGCCGTGCTCGCCGGCGCCGCACGGGTGATGGTGATCAACGGTCAGTCCTGGTCGGTCGCCTGGGACTTCGACCATCCCGTCCACGACGAGGCCGGCGACGAGGTTCTCGGCGTCTGCGAGACCGACCCCGCCATGCCCGGCGCCGCCTTCGTGTCGATCAACAGCAGGATGGTGGCGCATCGTCCGCATCTGGCGGCCAGCACCGCCGCGCACGAACTCGGCCACGTCCTCTTCGACGTCCCGGCAGCCGGTCGCGGCGCCCGGCGGTATCGGGCGTTCATCCAGTCCGCCCAGACGCTGAGCCGCTCGACCCGGCGGATCGAAGCGCGGGCCAACGAGTTCATGGGCGCGCTGCTCGCCCCGCCGGTCCTCCTGCACACGCGGCTCCTTGCGCTCGCTCGTGAGGAGCGCCTGCAGTTGGCGCGCGCGCCGCATCACGGGCGTCCCGGCAGCCCGGTGGTCGCCGCCGACAACGCGCCAGACGCGGTCGCCGGCATCGTCGCCGCGCTCGCGACGGAGTTCGGCGTGTCGGATCGCTTCATCGCCGTGCGGCTCGGCAGCTACGGCCTTGTCCAGGGAGGCATCGCATGAGTTTTGGAGAACGGATCCGCGGCCGACGGATCGAACTCGACATCGGCCTCAACGACTTCGCCGATCGGATCGGCTGCTCGCCGGCCTACTGGTCACGCATCGAGCGCGACAAGGAGAAGCCGCCGCGCGACGAACTGATCGAGCGGGCGGCGGCGATCCTCGGGTTGACGCTCGACGAACTCTTCATCCGGGCCGAACGCCTGCCGCCGGACATGCAGCGAGAATTGGGGCGGGTCGTGATCGCCTATCGGCGCTTCCGCGCCGTCGGCCAACGGTGAGGCCCCGCGCGCCATGGCCACCATTCGCAAGCCGTACTACCGGCTCGACGAACTCTGCACCCGCTGGGGTCTCAGCATCGACGACCTGGCCGACTTCGCCCTCTCCGGAGAGATCACGGTATCGGCCCTGGTGGTTGGACTGAACACGATGTTCGGAGACTACGACGAGGTCGGGAACGGGGAATATGTCCGCATCCCCATGGGGTATCGGCGCCTGACCGGTCCGGCAGACCTGACCCTGCATGATGCATGGCACGCGATCCACGACGGCGCACAGACGATCTCGGGCTTCGACGCGCCTGATAGCTCCTTCGTGGCAATCGACGACCCGCGGTTCGAGGACGGCTTTCCCGTTGGTCGCGATCAAGTGGTCGTGCGGCGGGAAGAGGTCGATCGCTTCGAGCGTGTGCAGGGACTTGTCCAGGACCAGGAAGCCCCGGTATCCGGCGCGAACATCCAGCGCGGTGCGCAGCCGCGCTACGACTGGGACGCCTTCTGGATCGAGCTCTGCCGGTCCGTCTATGCCGACGGCCTGCCGGCGAGCCAGGCCGAGCTCGTCCGCCAGATGCGCGACTGGTTCGAAATGACCGGCAGCGCGCCGGACGACAGCACCATCAAGAAGAAGCTCGCGCCGCTCTGGCGCACGCTGCGCGCCAGCGACCTGCGCCAGTCGGCGTGACCCCCGTGGGAAAAACCGCGAGGTCGACCGGTAAATAACCAGCGAGACCACCACTCGCTGGATCCCCATGAACGCGCTTCACCCCGATCGCATGACCGCTGCCGAGCGTCTCGCCGAGGTCGCCGACATCCTCGCTCTTGGCTTGAAGCGCTTGCGATCGCGCATGAGCCAGTCAAGCCAAACATCTGAACGAACAGGAGAAAGTTCCGTCGACTTCACCGACCACCAATGCCGTCATGAAACCGCCCACAGAAGGAGAACGGCATGATGAAGGATGACGGGGTGCTGGCGCGCGTCGCGGCCCTGAAGACCACTTCCACACCGGACCTGAAGGCCGAATGGCGCAAGCTCTTCAACGCCGAGCCGCCGCCCTACAACCGACGCTTCCTCGAAAGCCGGCTCGCCTATCGCATCCAGGAGCTAGCCTACGGTGGGCTGAAGTCCGCGACCATCAAGCGCCTCGAGGCGCTCGGCGAACAGCTCGACGGCGGCAAGATCGCGGTCCGCAAGAAGCGCGCCGACGATCGGCCGATCTCTGGAACGCGGCTGATCCGCGAGTACCAGGGCATCGAGCACTGTGTCACGGTCCGCGATCAGGACTTCGAGTACCAGGGCCGACCCTACAAGTCGCTCTCGGCGATCGCACGCGCGATCACGGGTACGCGCTGGAACGGTCTCGTCTTCTTCGGCCTAAAGACGGGGAGGACGGCAGCATGACGAAACCCGTGGTGCTGAAGCGGCGCTGTGCCGTCTATACCCGCAAGTCCAGCGAGGAAGGCCTCGACATGGAGTTCAACAGCCTCGACGCCCAGCGCGAGGCCTGCGAGGCCTATATTGCCAGCCAGAAGGCTGAAGGGTGGATCCTTGTCCGCGACCGCTACGACGACGGCGGTATCTCCGGCGGGACGCTCGAGCGGCCGGCATTGCAACGGCTCCTAGCCGATATCGAGGAGGGCCTCGTCGACATCGTCGTGGTCTACAAGATCGACCGGCTCTCGCGCGCATTGATGGACTTCGCCAAATTGGTCGAGGTCTTCGATCGCAATGACGTGACCTTCGTGTCGGTGACCCAGTCGTTCAATACGACGACCTCCATGGGGCGGCTGACGCTCAACATCCTGCTGTCCTTCGCCCAGTTCGAGCGCGAGGTGATCGGCGAGCGCATTCGCGACAAGTTCGCTGCCTCCCGCCGGCGGGGCATGTGGATGGGCGGCCACCCGCCGCTCGGCTACGACGTGCTCGACCGCAAGCTCGTCGTCAATCCGGCCGAGGCCGAGATCGTCCGCTCGATGTTCGAGCGCTTCGTCACCATCGGATCGGCGACGACACTCGCCCGGGCGCTGATCGCCGAGGGCGTCACATCCAAGCGCGGGCGGCCGGTCGACAAGGGGTTCCTCTACAAGACGCTGAACAACCGGGTCTATCTCGGCGACGCCGTGCACAAGGGCACGGCCTATCCCGGCGAGCACGCGGCGATCATCACGCCGGATCTCTGGGCCAAGGTCCACGCCATCCTCGGCGAGAGCCCGCGGTCCCGCGCGGCGAACACGCGGGCGCAGGTGCCGGCGTTGCTGAAGGGGCTGATCTTCGGGCCGGACGGGCGGGCAATGTCGCCGACCCACACGCGGAAAGGTGGGCGGCTTTACCGGTACTATGTCAGCCAGAGCGTCATCAAGAATGCCGCCACGCCGTCTCCGTCAACCCGTCTGCCCGCCGCTGAAATCGAGGCCACCGTCATCGCACAATTGCGCGGCCTCCTGAGATCACCGGAAGCGATCGTCTCTGCTTGGACAGCCGCACGACGCGGCGGCGAGCAAATTGCCGAGGCCGACGTTCGCGACGCGCTCATCCGGTTCGGTCCGCTCTGGGATGAACTCTTCCCCGCCGAACAGGCCCGCATCGTCCAGCTCCTGGTGGCCCGGGTCGATGTCGGTCTGGCCGATGTCCGTGTTCGGTTCCGGGCCGACGGCATCGGCAGCGTGGTTGCGGACATGGCGGCGCGGCAGACCGGAACCGAAAGGGTCGCGGCATGACGGCGATCCTCGACCCCAGCACGAACACGATCACGATCAGCATTCCGATCAAGATGCGCAAGCGGGGTGGGCGGAAGCTGGTCCTCGCTCCGGATGGTAGCGGCTGGGCGCCCGCCGGGCCGAAAGTCGACAACGTGTTGGTCAAGGCGATCGCTCGCGCGTTCCGATGGCGGAAGCTGCTCGAAGCCGGCACTCACGCGACGATCGAGGAACTCGCAGCCGCCGAGCGGATCAATCCGTCCTACGTCAGCCGGCTGCTGCGTCTCACGCTGCTCGCGCCCGATATCGTCGAGGCGGTGCTCGACGGGCGCCAGCCGGCAGGCTTGCAGTTGGACGACCTGTTGGCACCGTTCCCGGTGGAGTGGGAAGCGCAGAAGCTCGCTTTTTGGCACCCCCAAGGGGCACGGAAAATCTCACCGGACGCCTAAACGATCAATTTTTACAGTAGATGGCTCTACAGCACACACAGGATTGACAGCATGGTGGCGAGCGCCTAGCATCTGTGGCAAGTGTTACAGAGGATTCTCGATGCGCCTCGCCGATGTCTGCGCCATCCACACCGGCTACACAGCTCGCGGCAGACTGGAGCCAATGGCCGCTGGGGGTGTGCTCGCAATCCAGTTGCGGGACATATCCCCGGAAGGCTGCATCGACCCGGAGCGCCTCACTCGCGTCCAGCTGGAAAACGTGGCGGACCGCTATTTTGTGCGCGCCGGCGACGTCGTGTTTCGATCACGGGGTGAGCGCAACACGGCTTCCGCCCTGGACGAGCGCATGCGCGAGCCTGTCCTTGCTGTGTTGCCGCTGATGGTCCTGCGTCCGAATCTTGATGTCGTGACGCCACGGTATCTGGCATGGGCGATCAATCAGCCCCCGGCGCAGCGCCACTTCGACGCCGCGGCCCGGGGCACAAACATCCGAATGATTCCCCGATCCAGTCTCGATGACCTCGACCTCGATGTCCCGGACATCGAAACTCAAGAAAAGATCGTCGCGGTCGACGCCTTGGCTGAGCGGGAGCGTGTGCTTTCTCAGCTCGCCGCCGAGACGCGAAGACAGATGATCAGCCTGCTCCTCGTTGAGCAAGCAAACAGGATTAGCCCCAGTACTGGGATGGAAGGGCCGTCCAAATGACCGACCAACTCACACAGCAACAGGTCAACCAGACGGCCTGGGCCGCTTGCGACACTTTCCGGGGCGTCGTCGATGCCGGCCAGTACAAAGACTACATTCTCGTGATGTTGTTCCTGAAGTACATCTCGGATCACTGGAAGGATCACCTCGACACCTATCGCAAGCAGTATGGCGGAGATGAAATCCGGATCCGCCGCAGGCTGGAGCGCGAGCGCTTCGTTCTGCCCGAAGGCGCCAGCTTCTACGACCTCTACGAGGCGCGGAACGAACCCAACATTGGCGAACTGATCAATATCGCGTTGGAGCGGATCGAGGACGCCAACCGCGCCAAGCTGGAAGGCGTGTTCCGCAACATCGACTTCAACTCCGAAGCGAACCTCGGGCGCGTCAAGGACCGCAACCGGCGCCTCAAGAACGTGCTGGAAGATTTCGCCAAGCCTGCGCTCGACCTGCGCCCCAGCCGCGTGACCGAAGACATCATCGGCGAGTGCTACATCTACCTGATCTCGCGCTTTGCCTCGGACGCGGGAAAGAAGGCCGGCGAGTTCTACACGCCCTCCGCGGTCTCACGCCTTCTGGCGAAGCTGGCGGCCCCGAAGCCGGGCGATACGATCTGCGACCCTGCCTGCGGGTCCGGGTCACTGCTGATCCGCGCAGCCGAGGAAGTCGGCTCCGAGAACTTCGCCCTCTACGGCCAGGAAGTGAACGGCGCGACGTGGGCGCTGGCGCGGATGAACATGTTCCTTCACGCCAAGGATGCCGCGCGCATCGAGTGGTGCGACACTCTCAACAGCCCCGCTCTGGTCGAGGGCGATCACCTGATGAAGTTCGACGTGGTGGTGGCCAACCCGCCGTTCAGCCTCGACAAATGGGGCGCGGAGAACGCGGAAACCGACCAGTTCAAGCGGTACTGGCGCGGCATCCCGCCGAAGTCCAAGGGCGATTACGGCTTCATCACCCACATGATCGAGATCGCCAAGCGCCAGAGCGGCCGGGTGGCCGTCATCGTTCCGCATGGCGTGCTGTTCAGAGGCGGGGCCGAGGGGCGAATCCGCCAGGCGCTGATCGAGGAGAACCTGCTCGATGCGGTGGTGGGCCTGCCCGCCAACCTGTTCACGACCACGGGCATCCCGGTGGCCATTCTGATCTTCGACCGCTCCCGCGAACAGGGCGGCGCGAACGAGGCGCGGCGCGATGTGCTGTTCATCGATGCCAGCAAGGAGTTCACCCCAGGCAAGACCCAGAACGTGATGGATGAGGCGCATATCAACAAGGTGCTGGAAACCTACGCTGCGCGGGCCGAGACATCGAAATACTCCCACCGCGCCAGCGTTCAGGAGATCTCCGAGAACGACTTCAACCTCAACATCCCTCGCTACGTCGACACCTTCGAGGCCGAAGAGGAAATCAACGTCGCAGCTCTACAGAAGCAAATCAACGCCATCGAGGCAGAGCTGGTCGAGGTGCGGGGCAAGATGGCCGGCTACCTGAAGGAGCTGGGCGTCGATGTCTGAGGGCGAGCTGATCCTTTACAGCACCGAGGACGGCGCCGCGACCATCGGCCTGCGGGCGGTGGACAGGACCGTATGGCTGAGCCAGCGGGAGATCGCGGAGCTGTTCGACAAGGACGTGCGCACCGTCAGTGAGCACATCAAGAACGTCTTTTCCGAGGGCGAGTGCGATTCTGGGGCAACTATCCGGAAATTCCGGATCGTTCAAACCGAGGGCTCGAGGCAGGTCGAGCGCGAGGTCGACAGCTACAACCTCGATGTCATCCTGTCCGTCGGCTACCGGGTCCGCTCGGCGCGCGGCACCCAGTTCCGCCGTTGGGCCACCACCGTCCTGCGCGAATACCTGGTCAAGGGCTTCGCCATGGACGATGCCCGGCTGAAGCAGGCCGAGCAATGGGACTATTTCGACGAGTGGCTTGCCCGCATCCGGGACATCCGCGCCTCGGAGAAGCGCTTCTACCAGAAGGTGCGCGACCTCTACACGACCGCCATCGACTACGACAAGACGTCCGAACAGGCGCAGGCCTTCTTCAAGAAGGTGCAGAACAAGATGCTGTGGGCGGTCACGGGCAAGACCGCTGCCGAGCTGATCGAAAACCGCAGCGATCCAAGCGCCCCCAACATGGGCCTGACCAGTTGGAAAGGCTCGGTTGTGCGCAAGGGCGATGTCGGCACCGCCAAGAACTACCTGAAGGCCGAGGAGGTCGAGGAACTCAACCGCATCGTCGTGATGTACCTCGACTACGCCGAGGACCAGGCTAAACGTCGCCGCCCGGTCGCCATGGCTGAGTGGGCTGACAAAATCGACGCATTCCTGTCCTTCAACGAACGGCACGTACTGACCCATGCCGGGCGGCTGCGGATGGACGTGGCCCAGAAGCTGGCCGCCGAGCGGTTCGAGGTGTTCGACGCCAGCCGCCGCGCCGCCGAGGCGCTGGCGGCGGATGAGGCTGACATCGGCCAACTGGAGGAGATGGAGAAGGCTGTCAAGGGGCGGAAGAAGGGGGAACGAGATGGCTGA